ATGAGAGAAGAAAAAGTTGATACAATACAAAGAGAATATCGGAAGGAGAGTTTAATAGTGAATAGTGAATTAAAAAATAACATAGATAAATTAAATGATGAGCAAAGAGCTGTGGCATTACACAAAGATGGCCCACTTCTTGTTATCGCTGGTGCAGGTGCAGGGAAAACTCACACGCTAATTACTAGAGTTGCTTATCTTATAGATCAGGGAGTTAGGCCAGAGCAAATATTGCTGCTTACATTTACAAATAAGGCTGCTGACGAAATGAAAGAAAGGGCAACCAAAATGGTTGATGGGGCTGGCGAAATTGTTGCTTGCACATATCACTCTTTCTGTGTAAAGATGCTCAGGAAATTTGGAAGGGCTATTGGGATATTCCCTAACTTTTCGATCCTATCAACAAACGACGTGATTACAGCACTTAATCTTGTAAAAGCTAAGGCTGGCGATAAATACAGCGTGGAGAACTTTACTCCAAGCGGAAAAATCGCCGAACTTATATCTAAAGCAAGAAATAAGGAAAAGCCGTTATCTACTTACTGCAATGCAGACAATGGTGTTTACCAACCAAAGCTAGTAAAAGAACTTGCTCATGAATACTATAGGTATAAGCTAGAAAACAACATGCTTGATTTTGACGATCTGCTTTATAAGTTTTATAAACTGATTTCAGAACGTGAAGATGTAAGAGATGTTATCTCCAATCACTTTACCTACATGATGGTTGATGAATATCAGGACACAAATACTTTACAGGAGAAGATAATCTTAAAGCTGAGGGAGAAAAACGATAATATTGTCGTAGTCGGTGATGATTCCCAATCAATATATGGATTTAGAGGGGCAGAGATTGCAAATATTTTAAACTTTAATAAGAAGTTTAATAATTGTAAAAGAGTTACGGTTGATAAGAACTATCGAAGTGGCCAGTCAATTCTTGATATTGCAAACAATATGATGCTAGAAGCAACAGAGGGATTTAAAAAGGTGATGAAGGCCCAAAGGCCGATTGAAGTTACGAAGTCGGTTGTTAGACCAGCCAATCAATATGAAGAAGCAGAATATGCACTTAGTATAATTGATCATCTTCATACAAATGGTGTTCCGTATAAGGATATTGCCGTACTTGAAAGACATTCTTATTCATCCAATATGCTAGAGTCAATGCTTACTGTCAACGGTATTGGATATGATAAGTATGGTGGAATTAAATTCATGGATAGAAACATTGTTCAGGATTTACTTGCGTTCTTCCGTTGTTCATTTAACAGCAGAGATGAACTTGCTTGGTTTAGACTTCTGCTTCTTGTTCCAAACATTGGTAAGAAGAAGGCCTCGTACTTTTCAGAAAAGATCTCAAACGGTGGTTATGATGAAAGCGAATTGTACACAAAGGCTGGTAAGAAGAAAGTGTTTACTGACGATCTACTAAAGCTAATTGAGTATGGAAATACTCTAAAAGATTCCAAGATGGAATTCTCGAAGATAGTTGATAATGTTTGTAGCTTTTATATGAGTATGAGAGAGCGTTCCATTCAGGTCGCTAGAGAAAAAGCTAAACCTAATCTCGCTGGGCTTCTTGATCAGCTTGATAGTGATAAGAATATTCTTCCACAGTTTAAGATGATTGCAAATGGATACTCCTCAGTACAAGAGTTCTTTGATGGGGTTGTGCTTGGCAAGGAAAATGAGTCCGAGCAAACAGATAATTTGATAATCTCTACAATCCATTCGGCAAAGGGGCTTGAATATGAGGCTGTAATCATTTTAGATGTTGTAGATGGTGTTATTCCTCATTCTAATGTTGAAGAGGGTACACCAGAGGATAACGAAGAGAGAAGATGTTTCTACGTGGCCGTTACAAGAGCCAAGAAATATTTATACTTCATGATGCCAGATGTTATCAATGTATATGGAGAGACAGTAAGAACAGAGGGTTCTAGGTATCTCAGAGGAATTATTTAAAGGAGGAAATGATGAGAAATAGAGGTAGACCAAGCATAGATGATTTTACTAAGCGAAAAGTCATAGATTTGTATGAGAACACTGCTTTAACAACAGCGGAAATTTCAAAAAGAACTGGTGTTAGCAGAACGTCTATTTGGCGCATAGTGAAAGAATATGAAGCTGGCAAAGGCTTGGGAAATTGATTCAAGTATGATATAATAAAAGAAAGGAGAAAATAGAAATGGAATATATTACGTTAATTATGGTTTCCGCTATGGCGGTATATTTTATCTATATAGCTTATGTTTTCTTTAGAGGGATAATAACAAATAGACATGAAGAAAACTATAGATGGTTTATTTTACAGATGATAATTATAGCCATTGTAAGTTATGGACTGCTGGCACTTGCTGTATATGTCATAAAGCCGAGCGTGTTTCTTAAACCGCTGTTAATTGTTGGCACGATAATATCATATGAAAGGATTGTTATAGCGATTGCGCTGGTTGTGCTTGCAATCAGGTATATAAGAAGGAGACGTTAATTTGAGTAAATCAATAATACAAAGTGAAAAGCGGTGTTTTATGACGGGCAGAACAGATAATCTCGACAAGCACCACATATTCTTTGGAACTGCTGATCGAAAATTATCTGAAAAGTACGGATTGTGGGTGTGGCTATGTCATGACAGACATATATATATGAGTCCGCATAGAACGCCACATAATGATAGAGAAGTGGATCTTGAGTTAAAACAGCTTGGTCAGAAGGCTTTCGAAAAGGAATATCCATATTTAGATTTTATGAGTATTTTTTATAAGAATTATTTAGGTGGCGAAGATGATTAGACCAAGCATTAATAATATAATTAATTCAGATCCATTTGAGCTTCTTGATTGGGCGAAGGAGAACTTTAGCTATGAAGTGCCATCAGGAATAAACAGCGTATCTGATATGGGGCGTGTTGGAACGCTTCTCGGTACGCTAACCAATGAATATTCTTATTTGGTTTCATTAACAACAGAGCTTGGGCTATATTCTAAAATGGCTAAACTGAATGTTCCAACCAAGCCAAAAAATGCTGATGATATGCCCTATTATATTGAGAAGAAAGAAGAAGCAGAGATCATGGAACAAAGAAAGAAAGTTATTGAGTGTTTTGCAAATATGTTAAAACAGCAATATAACGCTGTGTCGAGAATGCTTACTGTATACTCACAGACACAGGAAGAATTAAAGATGACTGATTACAAGAAGTGAAAAGGAGAAAAATTATGTCAAAAAATGAAAAGATTGATGCAACATTTAACATTGAAGAAGAGGATTTAGGGAATTGGGTAGTCTCTCTCATGGAAGAGTTTATTGAAAATGAGGACTTGAATGATTATATGTTTAGTGATCTTCCAAAAGATTACAAACTTAGTGACGAACAGGCAGAAATTATTGCTAGTGTATCAATGAATTCTTTTCTTGCTGGAATTCAGATTGGCATTATGGATGCTTTTGATAAGATTAATATGGCCGTAGCAGAAGGCCGTGAAGAGCTTGACAAAGTGGTTACCACTGGTCTTAGCAAACATTTATCATAAGGAGGCAAGAATGGTTAGTGAAGATAAACTAAAACATTATTCCATAAATTTCCTCAAATCTGAGATTGATAAGATTCACGAGGCGTTAGAAGTTATTCAAGGTGACGAGGAAAGAGACGGGGAAAGAAGATTGTTAACAGAGCTTGTAAGAGACTATAAGCGGGATCTTGCTGAGATAGAGAATAGTCTTGAAGAGTGTTAATGAAAGGTGGTATAGATGGCGAAAGAATTTAGGCCGACAATTAATTTAGGTATTGGGTCGAGCGAGCATGGTCGTAGCACTATGATTGTAAAATGTCCGTTTTGCAAAGAAGAATTTGAAGTGTATATCTGGAGCTTCGCTGGTTCAGGAAAAAGATGTTCTTGCGGAGCATTGCTTGGAAGGACTACTTGTGTAAAGGAGGTAGAGGATGAAGAAAGATGTTGAAAAAATCATGGTTGTTCCGCAGTTTGAATTTACAGAAAACAGCATAAACGAAATGATTGAGGATGCCAAAAAGGAATGTGTTAGTGAAATAATTTCAGATTTAGAGCTTAAAGATTCCGAGGGTGTTATTGGTGAAATATTTGGTCTTGGCGTAAGGATTGGGATTCACAGCATATTGGACGTTATAAATAATGTTGCCGCTTCATCAAATGAGGATTCGGTATTGCATGTGATGTTTGACGAGACTACAGGACCTATGTCATAAGGAGGAGAACAATGATTAATTTTGCAGAAAATGAGAAAAGAGGGGCTTTGTCAGTTAAAGAGAAAATTGAAGAGGCAAAGATGATTGCTGACAATCACAACCTTAAGGTAGTTATGTTTCTTTATAAAGAACTTGGAGAGGTAAAGCTTTCCGCTGCGTATTTTAACGATATGGATAGTGCAGAGGCATATTATGACGATAGATGTAAGTATATGCTTGGCCAATACTGGAGCTATATGGGCTACATAAACGGTGCTTGGGATAGTAAGCGTGGCGTTTATGTCGGAGACCTTGAGAGAGAGATTGCGTAAGTTATCATGGATATCTCAAAAAGCATGATAGATGTCTTCCCTCCGCATATACAGAAGCAGATAAGAAGCCAGCTTGCTAATAAAACTCGCATGGAAGAAATTGCAGATGAAGAAAATGTTGAAAAGAAGTCAAAATATTCATCTGCGAAAACGGATGTTGATGGGATTAGGTTTGATAGCAAAAAGGAGGCTGAATTCTATGCTGAGTTAAAGCTTCGGGAAAAAGCTGGTGAAATTTCTCATCTGCGATTACAGCCGAGATATTTGTTACAAGAAGCTTTTAGATACGAAGGCAAGCAGTATAGAGAAATGGAATATGTTGCAGACTTTGAGTATATCGAAAATGGCGTTACTGTTGTTGTAGATGTTAAGGGGTTTAGAACTGCCGTTTACATGATTAAGAAAAAGTTGTTTCTGTACAAATATGGAAGTGAAATTAAGTTTATCGAAGAATAGAAAGGAGGTAATGTATGGATTTCGACTGGAAAGAAGTTAAGTATATAAATGGTCAATTTGAAAATAAACCGCCGATAGGGAAGCCTCTTTTGTTAAGAGAGGATTCATACTATTTTTGGATTGACGAGCTTTGCGAGCTAGAAGATGGAACAATATTCTTACCTTCAAGAATGGTTCTGATTTACGTTGAAGGAGTAGGTGTTGTTGATGATCTCATCTCCGCTTATGCTGAGCTGAATACACCAGAAGAGAAATTTGAGGCTGCTGTTGCTAATGCGAAAAACTGCCGTACGAACTCTCTTCAATCATCTCTCAGAATGTATACGCTCACAAAGTATGCTGATGATCACACAAACAGGCCGCTCAAGATTAGAGGTCTAAAAGGTATAACTGGTATGCTTGGCAGGTAGAAGGGAGGTAGCTTGAAAAGGATTAGAAACAATATCTCGAAAATTGTATTAATTGAAGTGCTTGTACTATTTGTCTTGATTGGTACAGTTGTAAGTAATGCACAGGAAGTTAATAGCCGATCTGCGTTTAAGGTAAAACCAATATCGTTAGGGGTTCATCTTGTTAAATCAGTTACGACTAACGATTGCCATGAGGTTATCCAGACGAAGGCAAGCACGGCAATTAAGGAGAAGGCAGAAGCTGACAAGAAGGCCGAAGAAGCTGCCAAGAAGAAAGAAGAAGAAAAGAAGCTGGAGATTGTTGAGACCTCATATAGCGGAGGTAAGCTGTCTAAGTCAAGAGGTACTATACAAGGGCCTTCTGGGAAAGAAACATACTACAACCTAAATATGAGTGGTGTTGTTTCAATCATGCGTAGGCAAGGATTTAGTGAATCAGAATATCCATACAATGTAAGAGCAGACGGAGTTAAGTGTTTAGGACCTTATGTAATGGTTGCCGCTCACTTGGGAAAGAGACCAAGAGGCTCAAAAGTGCAGACCAGTCTTGGTACTGGAATAGTATGTGATACTGGAGGTTTCGCTTCAAGTAATCCAACGCAGATTGATGTTGCGACAACATGGTAGGGGCTAGTAAGCCCCTTTTTTATGCCTAAATTCCTGCGAAATTTGACCGTGGTGAGGATTTAATGGCTAATAGGTATATTGATATGGCTTAATACAAATAGGCTGTAAATAAACTCTCTTATTTTTCGCAGATGAATATTTTCTATTTTACTCATTTTCGCATACAAGTATTTTATGATTGAGAACTTGCTGCGTTCTTAAATTTCTCATCTGCGAAAACGGCTTGTGCGTTTTTCTGTTTTAGGTTATAATACTCCCATGTTATAGTTTGCTTTTGAAGTTTGATTTAAGAGTAACTATATTAATAATTATTTTTGGAGACGGGCCATATGGCGTGTCTTTTTTTATGAAACAAAGGAGAATAAGAATGGAAAAGAAAATAACACTTAGATAACGAACTAGATATTAAAGGCTTAAACTCTTATGACGTTGCTGATCTTCTTGACATTAACAATCTTGAGGTTTCGAGAATGAAAGGGTCTGCAATGATGCTTCCAACGGTATTTGACGTTCCAAATGCTGAAAAGAAGAACAGAGTTCACCAAGCAGAAAAACCTATAGAGCTATTTAAACAATTACTTGAATATATAACTCTAAAGGGTGAAGTTATTCTCGATCAGTTCGCTGGCTCTTGTAATCTTGGTATTGCTTGTCTTGAAGCTGGTAGAAGTTCAATCCTGATAGAGAAGGATGAAGAGACATATAAGATTGCCAGTAAGAGATTGTCTAAAATGTTCGCATAATTAATAGCCCTTCGGGGCTATTTTTTTATATGTTTTCCATGATAATAATTATATGTAAATAAAACTAGAAAAGTAAACATTTCTTGATTTTGTACAACGAATTATCTTTGTAATAGAGTGGGAGTATGATATAATAATGATAATGTTTATAGTTTAAATTTAAAGAAAGGATTGTTTGTTTATGTTTTTACGGAAATCGGGGGGTAAAGACCCACCTTAAAAAAGCTATGGGGCTTGGCATTGCTAGTGTCTTTATTGTTGGAGGCTCTATCGTTCCAGCATTTGCAGATGCAGCAAGCAGAAACATTCCCATTCCAAATGTTGAATATACAACAGGGGATTGGTATGTAAAGGAAAACGCACACCTTATAAAGAACAAAGATGTTTCGGATTTAAGAAATATCGTTGAGTTTACTGTAGATACGAGTCAAGGAATAGACAAAGATACAGGAAGGGTGTGGGATGATGATGACGCTCTAGGAGAAAAATATGTTTACGCCAAAGGGAGCAGAAAAACATCCAATATTTACGGCTCTATGTTCTATGCAACCAATGGATATTCGGCAAAGTTCCCTAAGCTATTTATTGACAGAGATTCTAAAAGATATGTTGATATGATTGTTAAAGGTGATACAACAAATCTTAATGCGGTTGGATATGAGCCATTCACTAGAGATAATTCTCCGCTCTTGTCTGTGACAAAGACAGATGTTCTCTTTAACGGATTAAGGGCGCAGCATACGGGAACAATAACAGTAGAGCTTAGATATAATGACAATGGTTCATTATATGATAAAGATACTATGATGCGTTTTGTTGATCTTGATACTGCTAGTGAAGAAGTAAAGATGGATAACAGCTTTGATGGAAAATATTATGTGCCAAATATTTCACCTAGTGATTGGTGGCTAAAAAAGAATACTGATGGGTGGATCGGTAATAGCACTACTAATGCCGATAATGAGACATTCAAAACTGGATTTGCATTTTTCGTTCATAACGGCAAGATTGCGTTCCAAGCAAAGGCTAATTCCGCAGGGTTCTGTATAGCCGCTAACGGCGTAGACAACATGTATGGCTCTTTGAAGGTAATTAAAGAATCGAATTAAAGAAAGGGAGAATCAAACTGTACCGTAGGGCATACGGGAACAGTATAATCTAGCTTGTGGACACTGTGTAAGACATTGAGTACTAAGTGATGCGGTAGTGGTTGAAGCAAGAATCCCTAGCTTGGGGAGTGTCAAGAAACTTAAAAAGATTTTAGTTATTGTAATGACAATAAAGAAAGGAAGAGTTATGAAATTTAAGAAAATTTTGGTCATGGCAATGGCGTTTGCAATGCTTATTCCGTCATTTGCTTTTGCTGATGATGGTCCGTTTATTAAAGATCCTACGAAGCTGAGAGATAGACCATATGAATGGAAGGTCTATGATAAAAACGGTGAGCTTGTAGATGAAAATATTGTTCTTATCAAAATAAAAATCAAGCTTATAAATGCTAGGCATGTAGAGACGCATGGCGTTAAAATGCCAGATGGCAAAGAGTTTATCAAAGACTACTATAACAACATTGGCGGTAAAGTTGCTGATGACAACTATGTAATAAGTAAGGGAAGAGAAAATTCTGTTTGCGTAGTAAAGAATAAAGATGTTAAGTACAGAGATAAGGATGTATTTAAGAGAGTTTATCTGAATGAACTCGGCTTGCAGGATAAGGTTGAGTTTTCTGATGATTGGTATATGAAAGAAATTTTATATGCGTGTGCTGTGCCAAACACTGAGGTTGAACTTACAGAAGTGTATGTTGGTGGCAAGAAGGCAAATACTGCACCAATCAAGCTAAAAGTTAACGAGGATTGCTCTCTTTCACCAGCAGATGATACGACTAAGGTTGAAGGTGATGTGGTTAATATCTATTTTGGTAAGAAGCCAGCAAATAGCGACAAACCTGTGGTTGGTCCGTCAGACAATAATAAACCTTCCGATAAGCCAAATGCCGATAAGCCAGTTGTAGATAACAATAAGCCAGTAGATAAGGTTGATGGCAAGACACCTACTGATAAAGTAGATTCTGTAAAGCCTGTAGTTGACAACAAAGCAAGTCAGAATGTGAACAATGTTGTAAAAAGACCTGCTGTCGCTAACGCAGATACACCAAAGACGTCTGATAACTCTAATATTGCTTTATATTCCATGTTATTAATCGGCTCTATAGGTGCAATTAGTATTGTATTCAGAAGGAAACTAAGAACAAACAAATAAGGAGGATTGAATGAAGTTAAGATTTAAAAAAATTATAACTATTGGACTAGCAACCATCTTCTCTGTTGGTGCTTCAATAATGGCTGTTTCCGCAGCTACACTGCCGAATATTCCAATTCAAAATGCAAAATTTGTAACTGAGGATTGGTATATTAAGCAAAATACTCACTTGATCAGAAATGACAAGATTGCAGACCTTAGGGCTGTTGCTGAGATTACAGCAAATAACGGCCTAGTTGTTCAGAAGAACGCCAATCAGTGGTATACAGATAATAGCGAAACGCTTATTACTCTACCAAAGGAGCTAAAAGGCTCTAACCTATCTGGAAATTCATGGGGAACTACAAATGCTTATACTATTAAGCTTCCAAATTATTTCACAGATAGACAGTCTAAAAGATCTGTAGATATGATTATCAAGTGTGATACGCTTGCATACACTTTACAGAGTTCAAGCAACTTGCAGCATGATAGTGCAGCAGCTTCAATCACTAAGACAGACATTTGGATTGGGCCTTATTATGGTCAAATGACTCAGGGTATGACAATTGAACTTCGCTACCATGACACGGGAGATCTGTATGACAAGGATACTATGATGAGAGTTGTAGACCTTGATGGTGCAGGTGCTGAGTATGTTAAGATGGGTGCTGGATTTGACGGCAATCACTATATACCAGGAGTTAGCGAGTCTGATTGGTGGCTAAAGAGAGATGCTGACAACTGGATTGGTAACGGAAGAAATTCATTTGATAATGAAACTTTCAAGACTGGATTTGCTTTCTATATCCACGGTGGTAAGATTTCATACCAGATGTGGCAAAATGATTGCGGAACAGGAATTGGTTCTAACGGAGTAGAAAACCAGCTCGGTTCTCTAAAAGTTATCAAAGAGTCCAATTAGTGGGGGGGGGTAGAACTATGAAAAGATTTAGACTGCCCCTCATTATAGGGCTAATGATGATGTTTTCGGTTATGCCAGCTTTTGCTGGTACGCCAAGCGTAACAAGTGTTGTAAGTAGCTTGCCAAATCTTACAGGCGGTAGACCTCTTAGTGAAATATCGACTGTAGATGCGGGTCTTACTCAAGACACAATGCTTATTAATAAACTTGATGACCCAAATCATTTACCGAAGTTTGTTGTTAATGATCCATATAACAAATCTCATGATTGGAGTTGATGACATAGATTTCGCTGGTATTCCGAGAGAAACATTCAGAATTGAAAATTTTGTTATAAACGCTAATAATACGTTTGTGCATCACCTAAGCACATATCTTGTTACATCAAATAATGCTGTTTATGGCACAGATGAAAGTGATGATTACAGGCCAGTATTCTTCGCTCAAACAGGCATTGAGAATGGTGAGGTAAAAGGTATGTGGTATGGAACACCAAAATGTGCATTACCGTGCTGATAATGGTGGTGAAATTATGGGCGTGAAAGACGAGGTTGTTTATCTTGGAGATAATGCAAGTCTCTCGGAGACAACAGCAAAAGCTAAAGAAAATTACAAGTTTACGACATGGACGGCAGATAGAGATGTTACGTTAAATGACGGCTCGGTAATAACTGCTGGAACAGAAATGTCGGGAGAACAAGTAGGACAGTCGGTTATCGACAGAGAAACGACTTTTACTGCTCACTTTAATAAGACTGTGGGTAGTTTGAAAGTAATAAAAGAATCTAATTAAGGAGGAAATATGAGATTCGAAAAACAATCTAATGGCAAAAAGCCAAGACTGCTAAAAATGATTTCAATGATGGTTCTCGCATTTGTGATACTAATTCCGTCCTTTTCGTTTGCAGCAGAAACTTCTAGCCAGACTAGTAAGGTTGAGAACATAGTAACTCAGCCTAAGAAACTATCAAGAACAAAGCGTAGCGTAGTAGCGTCTACTGTTCCAGATAGCGAAAAGCCGACACTAGAAGGATGTGAGTTCGGTGTTTATGCTGACGAGGACTGTACGCATAAGCTCGACACGGTAGTTATCAAGAAGAACTCAGATGGAACATATTCTGGAGTAAACAAAGGTGGTGAAACACTTCCTGCTGGAAAGCTTTATGTTAAAGAGCTAAAGGCTGCTACAGGATATAAGCTAAATACCAATGTTTATCCAGTAAACATTCAGGCAGGACAAGAAGTTCCGCTTACAATCAACAATGAGCTTGATGTAGTAGAGCCTGTTATAGCTAAAACGTCTGATGTGCAGAAGATTAAGGCTGCGTCCGAAAGAGATCCGCAGTATGTTAAGTATACTGTAACAATGAAGAACCCAAGTTCGACGGCTATGGTTGCTAACTATGTTCTTCAAGATGAAATTCAGAAGCCAGCTACTGATTCTGCTTCAATCGAAAGAGATAGCGTGGTTGGAGATATTAACGGAAAAGCGTTTACCTCGTTTGAGTCAATCACAAAAAGAGGCTTTAAAACAAATCCAGTTATTCTAAAGCCAAACCAAACACTTACCATTAATTACACAGTTAAAATTACTGGAAGAATTGGTAGAACTGGTTTAAAGAATGCTCTTACTACTGCTGATCCTGTTCCAGAAGTTTACAACATTAAGACTAGCGTAGAACATGGAACTATTGATCCAAGCATAGAAAATATTGACGGCGGTTCTACAAAGACTATCAATTATGCACCAGATACTGGCTATCAGATTAAATCTGTAACTGTTGACGGACAAGAAGTTAATACTGCTGATCATCCAACATCTTATGAATTTGCAAATATTGATAACAACCATAAGATTCATGTAGTTTATGAGCCAGCTCCTAAGGTTGAGAATCCAACAAAGACTTTCGATAAGCAGGTTTATCATGATGGAGAAAAGGTTGAGTCCACAATCGTTGCTTCACAGACTGGAATTGAGGGATCTGTTGCTAAGAATGTAGTGATTGCTGATGCAAGCAATGACACCCTAAAGTTTGACCTTGATTCTGTAAGTGCAAAGATTGTAGGTAATCACGGTTCATCTGAGCCAGTTATTACAAAAGATGAGGCTACTGGTAGTTTTAGAGTAATAATTGCTGAGTTTAAGGGTGGAGATGCTGTTAATGTTAAAGTTAACGGAAAAGCTATCACCAAGAATGAAAAGATTGTAAATGATGCTACTGTAACAGCTCTTGGAAAGACAGGTAATGTACACGCAGAAGCTGCTTCTGTATACAAGATTGATACTAAGGTCGTTAACGGTACTATCACAGATAGTATGAATGAAGTTGCTAGAGGTTCTGACAAGGATGTTAAGTATTCACCAAAGGAAGGTTATCATCTAAAGTCAGTAACTGTTGATGGTAGCGAAGTTGATAAGACACAGTTCGAAAGCAAGTATAGCTTTACTAATATCACAGCTAACCACAAGGTAGAAGTTGTATATGAGGCTACACCTAGCGTTACTGATCCAACTAAGACTTTCGATAAGAAAGAGTACCTAGAGGGTGAAACAGTAAAGAACGAGATCGTTGTAGGACAGAATGGAACAGAGGGATCTGTTGCTAAGAATGTAGTTATTTCGGATCAGAATACGACAAGTATGAAGATTGATACCGATTCAATCAAGGCGGTTGTTGAAGGATCGAATGGAACGTCTGAACCCGCTGTCGCTGTACAGAACAAGGATAATGGTGAATTTACGGTAACTGTTGCTGAGTTTAAGGCTGGCGATAAGGTAAAGATTACATTTAACGGTACAGCTCTAAACAAGTCTGCTAAGATCGATAATACTGCTAAGGTAGTTTATGACGGCAAGACAAAAACTGTAACAGCAGAAGCTGAATCAATCTATAAGGTTGAGACAAAGGTTGTTAACGGAACAATTACTGATTCCGATCTAAGAGTTAAGCACGGCACTGATAAGAAGATTTCTTACTCTCCAAAAGAGGGATATGAACTTAAATCGGTAACTGTTGACGGAAAGGAAGTAGATAAGACTCAGTTCAAGAGTGAATATGATTTTACTAATGTAACAGCAAATCACAAGATTGAGGTTGTTTACGAAGGAACTAATGCTCCTAAAATCGAAAAGCACTTCGACAAGAGCGAATACAAGATTGGCGAGACAATTCTAAACACTATTATTTTCAGAAATGATGGAGTTAAGGATGCAATCATCAAGAACCTTGTAATAGCTGACCAGAACAAAGATGGCGTAAAGATTGACACTAGCTCAATTGAAGTCAATTACACTGGCTCTGGAAACCCTATTGTAAAGGTTATAGACGCTGCAACAGGAAAGTTCAACGTGCTATTTAATGAATTCAGAGGTGGAGATCAAGTAACTATTAAGTTCAAGTCTATCTTTGAAAAGAACGTAGAAAAGGTTGAGAATGATGCAGATGCAACTGGTGATAATATTGAGAAGATTACTGCTCATGCAGAAGCTACTCCAAAGTACGAAGTTATCACAGAAGTTGTAAACGGAACTATCTCTCCTAACGTAGAAGTTAAGAAGGGCGAAAACGCTAAGATCGAATACACACCTAATGACGGCTATAAGCTAAAGAAGGTGACTGTTGACGATAAGGTTGTAACTGATCACCCTGAAAACTATGACTTCACAAACATCAGCGACAATCACAAGATTAAGGTTGAGTATGAGGCTATTCCAAGACCAACAATTACAAAGAGCTTCGATAAGGCTAACTACAAGGTTGGAGATGTAATCAAAGCTACTGTAACGGTTAAGGAAACAGGGAATGCTGGTGCTGTATCTCACGGAGTTCTCGTAACTGATGCAAATCAGACAGGTTTCAAGATCAAGACAGACACAATCAAGGCAACTGTTTCAAAGTCTACTGAAAGAACATCTAGTGATGAACCAAAGGTAACTGTAAAGGATGCTGATAAGGGAATATTCGAGATAGGTCTCGATAGCATTGATTCTAGCCAGACCCTCACAATCACATACGATATGGAGATTACAAGAGAATCTGGTGATATTAAGAATAAGGCTAATCTAAAGACTACTGAATATCCAAAGGATGTTCCTTCTGAGGCTACTGGAAAGGTAACATTTGATGTTGCTACAAAGGTAACTGGAGGTAAGATTACTCCACCAGTAAATGATGTACCATTTGGAACAGATGTTGTGATCAACTATACGCCTGATGAGAATCATTACCTAGAAAAGATTTCTATTGACGGCAAGGAAGTAAAGACTGATAAGATTGAAAAGTCTTATACGTTTAAGAAGATTGAGAATAACCACAAGATTGAGGTTGTTTACAAGAAGCTTCCAACACCAAAACTAGAAAAGAAATCCGATAAGGTTGATTACATCAAAGGTGATGTAGCTAAGTACACGGTAACACTAACTAATGGTGATGCTCTTGCTGAGAATGTCGTTCTAAAGGACGTATTCGAGAAGGAAAAGATTGATGCTGGCGTAATGCAGCTTGACAAAGATTCAATCAGGATTGATGGAAAGAAAGTAAATTACGCAGAAAGCTACAACTTTGAGAAGCTCGAAGCAGGACAGAAAGTAGTTCTCACATACGAAGCTAAGGTTCTAAAGGATGAGGATAACTCAGTTAGAAACGAAGCAAGTGTGATTGCGAAGGGCATGGATAAGGAGATTAAGGTAAATAACACCGTTAAGATCCACGAAATTCCAAAGCTTAAGATTGAGAAGAAGTCCGATAAGAAGTCTTACAAGGTTAACGAAATTGCTAAGTATACAATTACAGTAAGAAATGATGGAAAGTTTGATGCTCATAACGTATCTGTTAAGGATAAGTTTGTGCAGGAAGGACTAATGGAAATCCAGAAAGATACTGTAATGGTGAACGGCAAGGCTGTAAGCTTTGATAAGCTATCGGTAGAGTCTCTAAAGGCTGGCGATACTATGACTATTACATATAGTGCTAAGGTTCTAAAAGATGTTAATGCAGAGGTTGTTAATACTGCTACCGCAACAGCGGATTATATGGAGTATGTAGTAGATGGAAATGGTAACAAGGTTGTTAAGAACCCACCTACGGCAACTAACAAGGTTAATATCGAAAAGACACCAGTAAAGCCAAGTCTAGTTAAGACTGGTGATGCTACAAGAGTTCTCTCTTACGGAGTAATTCTTCTTGGTTCAGCTCTAGCTCTAATCGTTACGATGAGAAAGAGAAAAGCTGTTAAATAGTAACAATTAAGGCTCTCGTTAAGAGGGCCTTTTGTTTTGAATTGATGAGAGTGTATACCGCTGCTATGTAGAGAGGGTTGTGTAAGTGCGACAGTATGCCCGAATTCCTGCGAAATTTGACCGTAGCGGAGTTTTAATAGCGTTTCGGTATAAAGATATGGCTAACGAAACTCGGACTTGTGTTTGGTGGCGAAATGTGTAATAATAATTAAGAACTTACTATACAAACATACTGTATAATCGAACTTTTATTTAATCAGATTAGGCCCTCGAAAGAGGGTCTTTTCTGTTAGTTTCGCAGATAAGTATTTTAGAGATGAAAGATTTACTATGTTTGCAAATTTCTCATCTGCGAAAATCGCTTGCCTGTATCGGATAAATAAGCTATAATATTCGCATACTATAGTTCGCTTTTAGAGTTCGTTTTAAGAGTCGCTATATTTATATAAATTGACACAAACCTTTTGGGTTTGTTTTTTTTACAGACAGACCGCAAGGTGTGTCTTTTTGTATATAAAGTTATTGCTAATTAAACAAAGGAGAAATAAAAATGGAAAGAATTTGTAGATGCTGTGGTAATAAGTTTGAGGTTACTGGCCACAGAGAAATCGTATATTGCTCAAAGAGTTGTTCGGACACAATCAAAAAGAAAGATCTTGAGGTTGTTAAGAATATAGATGACCAAAGGTTTAGAGATCTCGCAGAGGCAATCATAGAAACCTCTTGCGTTGATTATGCTAAGGCAGATAAAGATGAGAAAAGCAACATAGAGAAGTTTTTCCTCTTTGGGCTGTTTAACAAGATCGCCCCAGATATGGATGGCGAAGTGTTCGTTAATGCTTTGAGAAGAATGTAATGTTTGAGAACCTTGTAAATCTAAAAAAGAAAAGTAAAGTTTGACCCTGCTTTTAGTGGGGCTAATATATTAAAAAAGGAGAATAAAAATGGAGAAAAGTCTCAATGTTATGAAGTGTGTTTTGGTGAAGGAAACAGAGCTAAAATACACCACTAAGCCTTCACCTTGTGATACTATTGCTAATGTGCTTTTTGAATATGGTTTAAATTCAAGTGCAGAAGAAAAGATGGTTGTAGTTTGCTTAGATGTGCATATGAATATCATAGGACTGCATGAAGTAGCACATGGCGGCATTAATGGTTGTGCTATTAGGATGGCTGACATTTATAAAAGAGCATTATTGAATAATGCGTATGGTATTGTAATAGCTCATAATCATCCTGGCGGCAAAGCAAGCCCATCACATGAAGATGTGGTGATTACAGATAAAATTATTGAAGCTGGTAAGTTGCTAGGAATAGACTGCATGGATCATATTATTATAACAATTGATAATTATTATTCTTTAAGAGAACACGACGACGCTTGCTTTGAGTAAATGAAAGGAGAAAAAATGGATATTAAAAAATTCAAAGAAGAAATCAAAAAAATTAATGCTGGTGATGGAGTGCATGTTAAGGTTCTTTCAAAGGACTACCAGCCAGCTATCGAAAACAATAAGCTTAGACCTGAATGGTGGGCTAATCAGAACTGGGCTGAGTTCTCTTATGAGAATAAGAAACTCTTTTTATCGAGTGTTGGTGAAATTGATGTGCTTATCACAGATAAAGCTTCTGGCGATATGCTAGAGCATCATAAAGCACCAATAAATGATAGCTCAATCATTACAGAGGATGATGATATTATGCTCATTCTTGATGGTGATACTGACTATGCTTTGGCATTTGATGAAACACCTATGCTTGCGCTTGTAACCGCTAAGGGTAAGCCTGTTCATTACTTCAACTACAACAATAATGTTGTGACGGCGCTTCTGGATCACCTTGATGAAATCAAGGATATTATGTCGCCAAAGGAAGAAGTAAAGGCCGAGCCAAAAAGTGAAGAAAAGCCAAAGGCGAAGGATGAACCTAAAGAAAAGAAAGAAGAAGAGCCAAAGACAGAAAAGAAATCCACTAAAAAGGCAGCTAAAGAGGAAAAGCCTGTAAGTGATTCGCCAATCAAAGATAGTGGTGAAAGACAGGAGTTTTCTACTGGTGCTGTTAGAGATATTCAGACTGGCAAGGGCAGATGTGATCTTATGCCACTTGATATAGTCTCTGAGTTTATGACCATGAAGCCAGAGAAGGATTATCTTTCCTATATAGCTGATTTTCAGGAAACCGAGAATTACGAAAGCCTGATTGGTGCAGCTGCAAGTTTCGCAGATAAGTATTTTGCGGATAGAGAAACAGCGGTGCTTGAATATGCTATTCAGCTAGAGAATGGTGCAATCAAGTATGGTCCTCGCAACTGGCAGAAAGGTATACCACTAGACAGATATGTTGATTCTGGAATCCGTCATTATATGAAGCATCTTCGTGGTGATAATGATGAAAGACATGACAGAGCTGCTCTATGGAATATGCTTTGCGGTGCTTGGACTAGAAAGAATAAGATTGGTGAATAACTAGAGGGCGAAAGCCCTCTTTTTTTTATGCCCTAATTCCTGCGAAATTTGACCGTAGCGGGGTTTTTATAGCGTTTAGGTATATTGATATGGCTAATATAAAAAAGCGTTAAAACACTCTTTCAAGTTTCGCAGATGAATAATTTAATGTGAGAATATTCAGTGATTTCAGAAATTTCTCATCTGCGAAAATCGCTTGTGTTTTTCTTTATTTTAATTTATAATATTCCCATACTATAGTTTGCTTTTAAAGTTTGATTCAAAAGTAGCTATATTAATATAAATTGACACAAACCTTTTGGGTTTGTTTTTATTTTTTTTTACAGACAGGCCGTAAGGTGTGTCTTTTTATATATAAAATCATATTTTAATAAACAAAGGAGAAACAAAGATGAAAAAGGAAACAAAGAAGAAGATTAACGACTTTGAAAAGAGAGCTTTAATGTGGTCTGATATTGAAGGTGCAGATGAGCTTAAGGACGATTTTGACAAGTTTAATGCTTGTTACAAAATCGTAGAAAAAGACAGTTATTGCAATAGAGACAAGAATATTTTTTGCTTTTGTGATGATCTCGTGAGACATATGTACAACAAGCCTTTTTGCTCTAAATGGGAAACTATTCCAGAGGAACTTATAGAGTATTATGACAGAGTTCTTGGTAAAATGGACGATTTTATCAATAAAGGATTAGTTGCTGCTGTAGCCGAAGGGTTTTTACCTAGATGGAATCGTAGTTTTGGTTATGATGAAAACAACACGGCACTAGAGGTTGCTGGTTATGCATCATACAATCATTCATTCGAAGAAAAGATCTCTTTCAAGGATGATAAAAACAAGACCATAACCTTCAAGGTTTGTTATGGAGATTTAAAGGCAGAACAAACTCCTTATTTCTCTACATCGGCAAATACTAGAGATGAGGGCGGTCAGGCTCAGGATAGGCTTCTTCCAAAGGGAACTGTTATAAGAGCTTTCTGGGAAAAGTGGGATATGTACCACCTACAGATGTTTACAATGGCTGAATATGAAGAGATGCTAAGCGATCTTGAGATCGTTAAGGCAGACCCTCTTGCAATGAACGAGGAGGTATAAATATGTTGTGTTTTGTAGCTAAAACAAACAAAGCGTATTGTATGATCAATACTCTTGTTGCGACAATGCCAGATGGAAGAAAGTATGTTTTCGATAGAGACACGACAGAATACTCTATTGAAGATAATGGAGATTTATTTATGGACTGGTACAACGTATATCTTTGGGAGGCTGATGATATTCATATTGATGGTGATGAGCCATTTTATATTGATATTAAAAGCGATTTCTTTAAAGATATTTTTGAAAAGGCTAAGCTTTCTTTTAAACTAGAAGATGATGCAGATGAAGATTATAGGGTTACATTAGTAGACCTATATTGTTAGAAAAGGAGAATAAAAATGACAAGACGTGAACTTATGCCAACAAACGGAAGAAAGTCTTTCTACGGGAAGGCTATTGTAGAGGTTGATGATTATGGTGTAGAAACGCTATTTAGCTACCAGACACCAATCATTAAAAGATTTCCTAATGGAACTCTTAAGAGGCTTTATGACGAAGCTCCTTCGTTAACGACTTCTACGCATATTAAGTCGTTTTGCGGTCTTACAAAGAGAGAATTTATGGCGCTATAAGATCTGATAGCTTAAGCAATCAGATATAAAGAAAGGAAATAAAAATGAGAAAATTGACTGATAAGGAACTGATAAGTACATATTTTGCTATCAATGTTTATAATGAGTATTTTTTTAACGGTCTCATGTTCTTTGAGAATACTGAGTATGAGATTAATAAAGCGTTTGGGTCTCCTTATAAAGCTTTAAAAGCTGTAAGTGATTCTTATTCTGTCTCTGAGCCGTATTTTTATGTGCTTGGTGGACGCACTCTGATATCTCTCACAGAAGATCGGCTTGTTAATATTTTAAGGGATAATGAGACAGAGATTGTTCAAATTTACGAGGCTCTTGTAGAGCAGGGTGAATTTGAGGATTTCCTTAATTTCTCAGAGGATGAAAGAGAGCTTACTGACGATCAACTTGAAAAACTTTTCGAAGAAGTTGGAGCGTATGTAGATTATTGGTCTATGCATGAAAATGATGAAGATGGCTTCGAGGGTCTTTTTGAGAATGGTTTAGAGGTAGCGAGAGCCGTTAAATATGGCGATTATGATTACACTAAGCCATATGTTAAGCTAGGTAATGATGGAAATCTTTATTCTCTTGATAGAGGCGAGTATCTCGAAGAGCTTAGAGAAGGCAAAGACGATCTTTTGCAGATTTATGATGAACTTGTAAAAGATGGCGGTATCGAAGATTTTCTAAAAGAAGAAGAAGAGTAAAGTTTAGCCCTGCTTAATAGCGGGGCTTTACATTATAAGAAGGAGAAAATATGAAGAGCAAAATATACATAAAGATGCCTACCGAAAATGGCACTTTTGAGCTGATTGGCAGAAGCTATGAAGCTAGAAGCACTGTAGATTTCTGCAAGAGAACGGGTGTTATTATGGATCATATCAATAGATATGCTGGGCTTCTAAAGAGTGAAAAGCTGCTCGAATCTGTTAAGAGGGTTGCTGGACCAAAAGTTGATGATATATCAACTGAGCCGTTTGGGAAAGACTGCTTACTAGCGTTTATTGATGCTGGTAATATCCATGATGTGAAACTAGCTCACAGTAATAAAGATGGCTGGTTTTCGGTGAATGGTGCAAGCATTGCAGCGAATGTTATTGATGCTAATTATATAAATAGATAAAGGAGAGATAAAAATGGTAAGTACAATTTATTATGTAACACAAGAAAAGGAATTGCTTCCTACAAAAGAGGATTTTGTCGAAAATCTTATAGCGCCTGATGAAGAGCAGCTTTGCGATTTTTTCGAGAATGAAGTGCCTTTCTTTGTCGATAGGTTTAATGCTTTCGATAGGGATTTTGAACCTAGGTTTCTTGAAAACAACGAATACTTCAAAATCAAAAAGGTTGATGGAATCTTTGAAATGGAACTTAAAGAAGATGCAATCAAAAGAGCCAATGAGCTTTATGTAAAGACTCTTAGAGATTACGCTGATTGCATTGAAAAGTTTGGCAAAAGAGGATATATAGACTTTGAGGTTTCAAAGCCTTACTTTAAGCATAGGGATATATTTGCTCCATATGACGGTGATAGATTCTTCCAGATTGATCTCTGTAAGGATTATACAGATGAAAATCTCATTATTGAGCCAGAAGCTGTAAATACCATATATGATATGGTTGATATAGCAATAAAGCAGGGTATCACAAAGTGGTATCTTATGCCAGTAGTGGGATATTATCGTTAAATTTAAAAGGGGGTTTATCCCTCTTTTTTTGTTGACTTTTGTTTTGAATGGTGTACAATATCTTTATGTTATAGTTTGCTTTTAAAGTCTGATTTGAAAGTAGCTATATTAATAATTATTTTAGAGACAAACCATAAGGCTTGTCTTTTTTTATGAGCAAAGGAGAAATGAAAAATGAAGAAAATTGTTATAACTCTAATAACTATGTTAGCTTTAGCTATACCTTTTGGGGTATTTGCTGACGAAGGTAAGGCTGTAAACACACAGCTCACAAAGCTCGAACTCCAGAATGATGCTGGAGAGGCAATCAAAGAAGTATCTGTTGGTAGCTCTTTTAAGCTATTCGCTAATTACACAATTAACGATACAGTTCATACTGGAGATTACTTTGACATGGCTGTACCAAAGGAGATTGATCTATCATCTGCTTTCACAAATTATAACTTCACACTAAGTGATAGCCAAGGTCAAGTGATTGCAAACGCAACTGTTAAGCCTAGTGGTACTGCTGGCGGTGTCGTTCATGTTGTTTTCAACGAAAAGGTTAATGGTAAAGCTAATCTAAAAGGAAATCTCTTCTTCTATGCTAGAGGCAATGAGAAGGGCGTTAAGTTTGGAGAAGTTACACCAATCAAGGTTGTAATAAACAATAATAACGGCAGTGCTTATAGCGTGTTCCCACCAGTTAAGTTTACACCTAACAAGCCAGTATCTGGAACAGAGGTAATTGGCAAGTGGGCTAATCCTTCAAAGAGTAAGGATAGAGCTGATTGGAGAATCCGTATCAATAAGAGCGGCCAGAACTTAAAGAATGTTGTTGTAACTGACAAGATTACATCTGGTAACGGTGAGTACCTCCCAGAGTTTAAGCTCCAGAAGGTAACTTTTGCTGAGGACGGACATATCACTAGCTATGGCGAAGCAATTGATGTCACAAACAGAGTTAAGTATAACGAAGACAAGACATCTTTTACGTTGAAGCTAGGGCAGATTGGAACTCAGGGTTATCTGCTATCATATGCTACAAAGGTAAATGATGAAGATCCAATCCAGAATAACTCCGCAGAGCTTAGTGCGGATGCGATTGTTCCAAGCAAGTCTAGTGGCGTATGGCTATATAAGGCTGCTGGTGGTGGCGTAAGCACAGAGGTTAGCGGTAAGCTTAGAATTAGAAAGGTTGATTCCGAAACAGGAAAAGGTCTTGCTGGTGCTAAGTTTAAGGTAACTAAGGGCGATAAGAGTTTTGAACTTACATCTAATGATGAAGGAATTGCACTATCTGACAAGCTAGAGCTTGGTGAGTACAAGGTAACTGAGATAACTGCTCCAAAGGGGTATAAAGCTACAAGCGAAGAATTCTCTGTTAATGTTACTAGCAATGGCGGTGTTCTTACCATTAAGAATACTAAAGAAAAGGTAGAAACTCCAAAGATCGAAGAGCCTAAAAAGCCTGAGACACCAAAGATCGAAGAGCCTAAAAAGCCTGAGACACCAAAGGTAGAAGAACCTAAGAAGCCAGAGACTCCAAAGGTTGAAGAGCCTAAGAAGCCAGAGACTCCAAAGGTTGAAGAGCCTAAGAAGCCTGAGACACCAAAGGTAGAAGAGCCTAAGAAGCCAGAGACTCCAAAGGTTGAAGAGCCTAAGAAGCCAGAGACTCCAAAGGTTGAAGAGCCTAAGAAGCCAGAGACTCCAAAGGTTGAAGAGCCTAAGCAGACTAAGGTAGAGCTGCCAAAAGAAAACAAGCAGGAAACTCCAAAGACTGTTAAGGGCAATCAGACTATAGTTCGTATTAATAAGGATGTTCCTAAGACTGGAGATGATATGAATATTATTCTCTATGGAGTTATCTTTAGTTTTGCTGCTGGTATGATGACGTATCTTCTAAAGAGAAGAAGCAGATAATTAGAGGGGCTTATGCCCCTCTTTTATTATGCCTGAAATCATGCGAAATTTAGCCGTAGCAGAGTTTTAATGGCGTTTAGGTATATTGGTATGGTTAGGTAGTTTAGGCTTGACTTTCCCAATCAAATGCTCTATACTAATTAAGTAATCGAACTATAAAACACATCATGTTTTAAGCCCTCAAAAGGGGTCTTTTTTTACGCCACTATATTTTCGCAGACAAGTATTTTCCCTTAATTACTTTCGCATATGAGTATTTTAAGATTCAAAGGATTTGCTGTGTTTGTAAATTTCTCATCTGCGAAAATCGCTTGTGTAGTTTGTTGTTTTAAGTTATAATATCTGCATACTATAGTTAGTTTTGAAAGTTCGATTTTTAAAGTAGCTATATTCATATAAATAATGATAGCAAGCCGAGAGGTTTGTTTTTTTAATTTTCAGATATGTCTTTGGGCATATCTTTTTATATATAAAGTTATTGTTAAAACAAAAGGAGATAAATGATGAAAGAAGTAAATGAATTTATCATAAACTTTATCGGTTGGATGATAGCATGTATTATCATAGGAACTATTCATTTGGAACTATTTAAATATGATGACGGAATCCTCTACTGGGTTTCTAAAATTCTGTTTTTAGTGGTTCTTATTGGTGGACCAGTTCTATGTATTATAAATTTATAAGAGAGGAGAAAATAAAAATGAAAAGAAAAGAGTATACTGCTGTTAATTTCAGCAATGCAGATTTTTCAAAACCGCTTTGTGGTTTCGCCTTCACTGATTGCAGCTTTGTTGATGCAAACATGAGGGAGGTAGAGATACATGGTTGTGAGTTTATTGATTGCGATATGCGTGGGGTTGACCTAAGTTCATCAATAATCAGTAATACAGTTTTTACCTCTGGCTCAGAGTATAGCCTAGATTTGCTGGGTGCAAGCTTTGAAATTGCAAGGATTACTAATTCTGAGTTTAGAAAGTGCAATATGGCTGGCGTTAATATGCGTGCAAGCTATTTTTTAAGCTCCGAATTTTATGGAGTTAGACTTAAAGATGCAAGGCTTACTAGTGCTAGATTTGTTAATTCTATTTTGGGGGATTCACATTATTCTGGCGAAAGAGACTTTGTATTAGTACACACAGAGTGGAGAGATTAAAAAGGAGAATAAAAAAATGAAGAAGGCTAAACTATGGGATATTATCCCACTCAAAGAAGTTAATGAAAAGCTGTCGCAAAACTATTGCGAGCTTGATTTAGAATTTGCTTGTTTTGAGGAACAGTATAGAGCTGTTGCAAATAACGTGCCAGATGATTACATAATCATAGATTTTGGCTGTTATATGGCAGCTCAGTCTTATCTGTTCTGCAATCACGAAGCCTATATTGGCGTTGATACAGTGGATTATCTTGAAAGATTTGCTACTGAAAACACTACTCATTATGTAATGAGTATTCAGGAGTTCATCAAGAAAGAGCTTCCTAAGTACAAGGGTAAGAAGGTATATGCTATCTGTAACTATGTTCCAGATGAGGATGCCAGAGACCTTGTTACAATGGCCTTAGAAAACTTTATGATATATTACCCAGGAGATCTACTCCAATGCAAGGGTATTAATGCCTATAGAATTATCGTAGATATTGCAAAGCTTGATGAATTCCACAAAGAAGATAACATTAGTTATTTAATGTTTCTTCTAAAAAATGCTATTGTAGAATATTGCATGGAAGAGTATGAGCAGGATCGTTTCAACTTTGACGATAGTTATAAGGATTTGAGTCATGTGGGGATTGCTTACACAACCACTCCTGATGGGAGGCACGAGATTCAGTTCGAGCTAGATCTTGAAAAACTCGGCTGGAGGCAGCTTGTAGACGGCGTTGTTGTTGATCATGATGAGTTTGATCTTGGCGACAAGGTCTTTGCAATCAGAGACCTAACCGATTTTGTCAAATATGCAGAATTTAATTCTATGGTTAGCGTTGATGAAGATTGTCTAAAGAAGGCGTTTAACATGGGAATTGATGATGATGGTAATTTTTATGAGCTGACAGAAGTAAGTGAGGTATAAAATGAGAGTACCAAAAGGTTTTTCGGGAATACTTCTTATAAAGAAGGTATGGGATGGTTCGTTTATTATTCATTATGAGGATGATTATTACCGAACAAAAGAAACACAGTTCTATTTCCATACAAAACGTAGTGCTATTCAGGCATTTAGAAGGAAGCATGACCTTGTAAGTAAAAGGTTACATAAGTGTTATTTATAGGGTGTGCATATTTTGCGCACCTTTTTATGAAAAGGAGAAAAAATGAGTAGATACGAATTACAGAAGCTTTATAGAAAGATTTGCAAAAAATCCCCAGAGGTTTACGGAAGTGAGGATTTGTGGATGGAAAACATGGCTGAGGCTGATTATGTTTATCTCATGGTGCGTGCTTTTGATGTGATTGATATTCTAAAAGAGCGTATTAGAGATGATTGCGAAGATTCAAATGCTATTAAAGATTTCGTAAGCTTTCTTGAGGCTGATCTCATTAAAAGAGAACAGAGCGAGAAGTTTGAGGAAATTAAGAGAAAGCACCTTTAATGGATGAAAGGAGAAATGAAAATGAATAAATACTTGATTAAAGACTTTGATGTTGATATTAATCTTGAATGTGATGATGATATTTATTATCCAACTGAGATTTTTAAAGATACATACATTGATGCAGATTCGCCCAAGCAGGCGTTCTTAGAATTTGTAAAAAAGCTTGAGGATGATCCCGATGGTTACGGACTTTATGATGCACGTTATGATTTGGTTTGGCCAATTGCTGACTTTGATACATTGGAAGAGATTGGCTATGGAATTGATCTTTATTGCACATGGTATGACTTCTGTCTTTTTGACGAGCCAGTGAAGTTAAGTGCCGTTGTAGAACAAGTTAAAGGAGAAGAAGTGAAAAAGTATTTAATAGAAAACACGTTTGTTCATTTAGATAAAACTGTTGATTATTGCGAGTTTGATATTATTCCAAGTCGCTGCATTGAAGCTAGATCACCAGAAGAAGCTTTATTGGCTTTTGTTAAAAATCTTGAGAGAGATGAGGAACTTGGATATTATGATATTAAACATGAAACTTTGAGGCTTTTGCCTTGTTTGGAAACAACTAGTTACTTGATTGATGGTGCTTGCACATGGGTTGATGCTGATTGCTATACTCATGATGATGGGCCTGTTGAATTGACATTTACCGTAACGGAAGTTCCTGACATGATACCAGAGGAGTTTTAAGGAGGAGATATGTTTAAAGAAGTAATTGAAAGTAAAAAAGTCACTTCTGTTAGTGCTGTATTATGTGATTATTTTCGCAGAAAGGCTGAAAAGTGCATAACATATAGAAAAACAGCAGAGAGATTTCAAGTAGATGATTTTGATGTAATCATTTATGGGAATAAGTGGTATATAGAAAGTAATGTATACCGTATACGTATTCCTAGAAGCGTATTTAATCATATTGATATGCTTCTAAGGAAAGATGGATGCACATATCTGTATAATTAATAGGGGCGTAAGCCTCTATTTTTTTTGAGAAAATTTTTAAAAATTAGTATTGCATATAGTAAATAGCTATGCTATAATTACTTTAGATTGAGATGCTGGTGCAGATGTTGACAAGCTGCCAGCAGCCCTCGCACGGACAGAGAAGCAAGGATACTTGTAATCGTTCCCGTTGATTTTATCAGGATGCTGTAAAAGGCAAAGCGAGTAGGCGTACGATCATTTCGAGAAGTCAAAAGCTAACAAAGCGTGGTCGGAATAATAGACGCTCCTGTGGAGAATAACCTATCAGACAGCTCTTTGGCAAGGGTGTGAAAAACTTGATAGGAAAGCCAAACAATCCGATTCGTAGTGAAGAGATTAAAATCTCGTATAACACGCTATGTTGAACAAGTAGCCCAATCTACGTTTGAAGATAATTCTTTCCGAATGGCATTTATTCAAAAAGAAAAATCCGAAAGCGGGTGAAAGTTAGAGGTTTCAAGCCTCTTGTCTCAACGGGCGGCGGCGTTTGAGTCGTTGTCGGGCTTAACTGCATTAGGGTAGCTCCTTAATGCACGGGTTAAGTTCGGGCATGGCCGAAGATGATGAGTCGGATGATTATAGGGTGAACAAAAGCCCCTCAATCTTTTTTTCTTGCTTTATTTTAAAATATGCTTTATAATACTAATATATTTAAAGTTTGATTTGGTAGTTAGATTAAGCAGTCAGATTTTGAAGTTGAAATACAGGGCGTAGCCCGTTTATATAAATTAACGGCAAACCGAGAGGTTTGTTTTTTAGTTTTCAGATATGCCGCTAGGTATATCTTTTTGCATACAAAATTATTGTTTGCAACAAAGGAGAAGTAAAATGGATAAGTTAAATAAGAGAATAAGGGAATTTGCAGAAGAAAATGGCCTATATATCATGGGTCATTACAACAGAGAACAGTATGCTAAAAAGCATGCTGATAGAGAGGTGGCATACTACAGCATTTTCACCGAGACAGACATCTTGCTCGGAAAGATTCAGCCAAGCTGTTCTTATGAACATTTCCTAGAGAAGATAGCATCAAAAGCTATCTCAAAGGCAGAGCGTTTCCGTGATCTAGTAAATGAGCTAGAGGAAGAAAATTATTATAGAGAGCTTAGCGAAGATGCTCTCGCAGATGAAATTTAAAAGGAGAAAATAAAATGAAGAAGAAAACAGTAAGAGCGGCATTTCTTGGAATAGCTAATGACTATGGTCATCTACTATACCAAGAAGTCGAAGGGGAACAAAGATATATCCTATCTATGGAGGATGGTCTTTATTTCTCTTATGGAAATGATTGGATGGATGACAAATACGATCCATCCACTAGAATGGACCAGATCCTCGTAGTAAATGGCTATGAGGATTACGACTTTGCCGAAAGTGGGTGGATGTAATGTCCTTCCCAAGCAGAGAAAAGGTCGAAGAATTAAGAAGCAGGTTTGCTAAGGGTTCAAAAATCCGCTGTATTCGCATGGTTGACGAACCAAGGATGACTGGAGCGGATGGAATCATTGACCACGTTGATGATGCTGGTCAAGTTCATGTAAATTGGGGTGGTGGCTCGTCTCTGGCGCTTAATCCAGAGATTGATGATTATTACCTATATTAAAGGAGATTAAAATGAAAAACATGCTAAAAAAAATGAGTGAAAGATCGCTCAAGATGGTAAGAAATATCATGATTATGCTGTGCGTTGCTATGGTAATGACGGCTCTATCTATTTATGATGGACCTGTCCTAGCGGTTATCGCCATACTGTGCACAGTTGGCGGTTTTTGCTGGATAACAGCAGTAGTGGATTTTGCAATCCACCAAGAACTTGAAAGTAGAAAGTAATAAAGGAGAATAAAAATGGAAGACAGAAATTTTGGTCTTTGCGAAGGCCGCCACGAAATTGATGGTGTTACTGAATATATTTTTGGTAATACCATTTCAGACCCTACAGACACAGAGGGTCTTAAAGAGGAAGCTATTGCTTTCTTTGTGGATAACGGAGTAAAGTCCACTGAGTGCATTAACATTTACGTTACTGGACTCACAGTAGCTCTAATTGCAGCAATCAATGCAGCAAAGGAGATCGGAGCTTCTGTAACTCTTTATCATTTTGATAGAGAGACTGGGAACTACTTCGAGCAGTTCGTTAACTAATAGAGGCATAAGCCTCTATTTTTTTTCGTTAAAGGTGTTGGAATAATACAATTAATATGATATAATATAGATGTTGATGCGATATAGCACAACGGTAGTGCAGCGGGTTTTGATCCCGCCCATCTGAGTTCAATTCTCAGTATCGCCGCCAAGGGCGAAATGCCCTGCCGAAGAACCTCATCTGTAAGTGCTAACAGATGTAAGGGTAGGCGCATGGGATAAGCGGTCAATCCCTTATTGAAGGTGAAAAACGGTAAGCACACCGCAACCCCTTCTGACCGCAGATAATGGGAGATTAGCTCAGTTGGTAGAGCGACTGGCTGTTAACCAGTTTGCCATAGGTTCAAGTCCTATATCTCCCGCCAAAATGGTCTATTAGTATAAAGGCTAGTATGCTCGACTGTCTATCGAGAGATAAGGGTTCGATTCCCTTATAGACCGCCAATTTGGTATCATAGTATAAATGTCAGTACATGAGATGCGTTCTCAAAGCCACGGTTCAATTCCTTGTGATACCACCATAAGGTGTCGTAGTAGAAAGGTTAGCACATGAGGTTTTCATCCTCAAGGTCAGGGTTCGATTCCCTGCGACATCACCAATATACGAGTGTAAGTTAACGGCAGACTGCAAGACTCCAAATCTTGGAATAGGGGTTCGATTCCTCTCGCTCGTGCCATGCTCTTAATCTTAGGTTTTCACCTATCCCCGTATAGTGGGGAGCTATATGATCCGTTAGCTCAGTTGGCAGAGCATTTGGCTTTTAACCAAAGAGTCCTGAGTTCAAGTCTCAGACGGATCACCAATATCGGTAGGTACTCAAGTGGTCAACGAGAGCGGACTGTAACTCCGCTGGCTTAGCCTTCGCAGGTTCGAATCCTGCTCTGCCGACCAATTATAGGGCCATGAAGTGGCTCTATTTTCGTAAAAGAAAGGAGAGAAAAAATGGTTAAAGTAAAGACTAATGAAAAAGGATATATCGTTGTAACTGATAACGATAAGCCAGTAAAGAAGGATGATGCAATCAAGGTAATCGGAAATATCCTAGATAACTGCGTTGATCAGAAAGAAAGAGATTTTCTTGGTGATTGCCTCGTTAAAATCAACAACGGGCAGTATTACGAGGGTGAAATATAATGATCTACTTCGATATGGATGGCGTTCTTGCTAAGTATTACACTTTGGAAGAATTAGGCGATCTAAGCAAAATAAATGAAAAAGGTTATTTCAGGAATCTGCCTCCTATCGAAAAAGGAGTAGAACTTCTAAAGACAGTAGCAGAATATGTAGATGTTGGAATATGCAGTGCAGTTCTATCCGAAAAGATCAATCCGTATGCAAGAGAAGAGAAGCTTGATTGGCTGAAAGAGTATATTGGCAGAGACTATATAGCTTCGGTTATTTTCACGCCGTGCGTTGGAGAAAAGGCTAAGTTCATTCCGACATTTTCAAAATCTGATGTTCTCATTGATGATCAGCTTGATAACGTGCTTGACTGGAAGAAGAAGGGCGGCAAGGCGTTTCTTTTTAGTGCGGATAAGGTAATCCCAGACGTTAGCACCGCCAACAGGCTTCATGCTGGCATGTCAGTAGAACAAATGGTGGCTATACTAAAAATGTTTGCTTGACGAAAGTAATTTTCAAGGGTAAAATATCAGTGTAGGGATTTAGGTTTACCGAATTCACGCTTGTGGAGATCATGATAGGATGCATGAAGTAGCGTTTGAGAACCTTGTAAATCAACCCGCTGGCTTAGCCTTCGTAGGTTCGAAAACCAAACAACAAATGTTCTCATGGTCGTTGAAACAAGAAGCTCGTTTTAGAGCATTCCTTCTCCTTTTTATTGGGCGTAACAGCTCATAATAACATGCATTTTGAGAGCCATTTAGGCTCTCGTTTTTATTTCATTATATTGGAAATAATAGACTAATATGCTATAATTAAGAAAGGGGGTAAGTTATGTTCACACATTTACATTTACATTCATATTACTCAATACAAGATGGTCTTTCTAGCATTAAAGATATTGTATCTAAAGTAAAAGAGCTTGGCCAAACTTCTTGTGCTTTAACTGATCACGGAAACATGTTCGGCGTTGTTAAATTTTATAAGGAGTGCAAGGCTAACGGCATTAAGCCAATCATAGGCTCTGAGGTATATGTAGCAGAAAGAACAATGTATGATAAAACAAGTGATGATAGAAGAAGCTATCATCTTATTTTACTTGCTAAAAATATAGCTGGTTATAAAAACCTAATGGAAATTGTTTCAGATGCTTACACAGAGGGGTTTTACTATAAGCCAAGAACGGATATAGAGCAGCTTAAAAAACACAGCGAAGGCCTTATATGTCTTAGTGCATGCCTTGCTGGTAGAGTGCCAAGACTTCTACTTGATGAGAAGTACGAAGAGGCTAAAGCAGAAGCTACCAAGATGAGTAATATCTTTGAAGATTATTACCTTGAGGTACAGAACCACGGACAGGAAGAAGATAAGGTAGTTATAGAGGGAATTAAAAGAATATCAGAGGAGACTGGTATTCCTATGGTTGCAACTAATGACGCTCATTATGTAAATAAGGATGATTGGAAGGCACATGAGGCGCATATATGTATTGGCCGAGGACAAAGGCTTGCTGATCCAACTCATTTTACTTATCCAACTCACGAGTTTTACATTAAATCAGAAGATGAAATGAGGGAGCTTCTTCCCGAAGAGGCTTGTGATAATACGAATAAAATAGCCGATCTCTGTGATTTTAAAATGGAATTTCACAACTACCACATCCCTAAATTTCCAATTCCTGATGGTTTTGATAGCGAGGAATCATACTTCGAGCATTTGTGCTATGAGGGGTTTAATAAGCTCTACGGAGACAATAAAGATCTTAAAGAAAAGCTTGATTTTGAGATTAATACAATTAAAGAAATGGGCTATGTGGGATATTTCTTAATCGTGCAGGACTATATAAATTATGCTAAAGCTAATGGTATTCCCGTAGGACCAGGTAGAGGATCTGCTGCTGGAAGTGTTGTTTCATACTGCCTAGGTATAACAGATCTTGAGCCAACCAAATATGATCTTATCTTTGAGAGATTCTTAAACCCAGAGCGTATTAGCATGCCCGATATAGACGTGGACTTCGATCCTACAAGGAGAAAAGAAGTTATTGACTATGTTGCTAATAAGTACGGACAGGAAGCTGTATGTCAAATATGCACATTCGGCACAATGCAAGCCAAAGCTGCAGTTAAAGATGTGGCCAGAATCATGGATATGGATTATAGAGAGGCTAATACGTTATCTAAAATGATTCCAGAAAAAATGTCTTTAAAGGAAGCTCTTGAATATAATGATGAACTAAAGCTTAAATACGATCACGATCTGCTTACCCAAAAGGTAATAGATATGGCGATTAAGCTGGAAAATGTTCCAAAAAGCGTTGGAACTCATGCAGCGGGTGTAGTTATATCTAGTGAGGCAGTTAAACACTTTATCCCAATCATGGCATCAAAAGATGGTGTTGCGACAATGCACGATATGAATGAGGTTGAGGAACAGGGCGTGCTTAAGATGGACTTCCTAGGACTTAGAAACCTTACTGTCATTAATGACACAATTAGGCTTGTAAAAGAAAACAAGGGGATAGATATTGATATTAATAATATACCTCTTGATGATGCTGATGTTTATAATATGATTGCTAAGGGTAAGACTGTCGGAGTATTTCAGCTTGAATCTAAGGGCATTAGAGATGCACTAAAGAAGATGCAGCCAGCTTGTTTTGAAGATATAATTGCGGGTATTTCGCTTTATAGACCAGGGCCAATGGAATACATTCCAGAGTATGTGAAAAACAAGAAGAACCCAAGCAAAATTCAGTATAAGACAGAGGCTCTTAGGCCTATCCTTGATGTTACATATGGAGTAATGGTCTACCAAGAACAAGTAATGAATATAGTAAGGTCGCTTGCTGGCTATTCTTTTGGTAGATCTGACCTTGTTAGACGCTACATGTCTAAAAAGAAGATGGATAAGATGCTTGAAGAAAAGGAGCATTTTATCAATGGAAAAACAGATGAAAGCGGGAATGTTGAGATTAAAGGCTGCGTGAGAAATGGTATATCAAAGAAAGTAGCTTCTGAGATATTTGATCAGATGACTAGCTTTGCTGAATATGCTTTTAATAAATCCCATGCTGCTGTTTATGCTTTAATAACTTATCAAACGGCGTATCTTAAATATCATTACCCAGCCGAGTTTATGGCCGCACAAATGACTAGTGCGTATGACGATTACGATAAACTTGCTGTTTTCATTGATGATATAAAAAAGCTAAAAACGCCAAATGGAGAAAAGGTTAAATTAATTTCTCCTACCATAGAAAAGAGTAAAGGTGACTTTTCTTGTGATGGTAATAGTATTATATACGGACTTGATGCAATCAGGAACGTAGGAAAGTCTGTAAGTAGAGATATAGAAGCTCACGGAAACGATTATGAAGATATATATGACTTCTTCCTTTCTTTATCAAAAGAGAGCTTAAACAAGAAGAATATAGAGGGGTTGATTTTTGCAGGGGCTATTCCTTTCTACAATGCTAATACGCTTTTAGAGAACTACGAGAACCTTGTTAAGTATGCGAAGGTTAGAAACGCTAATACTGGCCAAACATCTATATTTGATCTTATAGGTGATGATATAAAGCCAGAAATCAAGAAGTTTCCTAACTATAAGAAAGACGATCTTCTCGCTATGGAAAAAGAAGCTCTTGGGGTTTACTTATCAGGACATCCTTTGAAGAAGCATAAATCTCTTATTAATGAATTTGTCAGTATGACAGGAGAGGAGCTTGCTGTAACAACGAAAAAAGATGATGTAATTATGGTGGGAATTCTGACCGCAATCAAAACCATATATACGAAAAAGGGTGAAAAAATGGCGTTTCTTTCGCTGGAAGATGAAACATCTACTTATGAAGGTGTAATATTCCCTAAGTCAATGATGTCTTGTGATACTTTGCTTTACGAAAATAATATCGTTGCACTAAAGGGAGATATAGATGAGAGTGGATCTCTTGTTATACAGAATGTTGTTCCGATAGAGGATATAGAGTTTTTGTCATCTGCGAAAACGAGAAATTATAATATTCTCAAGATTAGATGCTCAAGATATGAGGCTGATGAGGTAGAGAACATTATTAAGTCCTTTAAGGGCAATATTCCCGTATTGTGGTATGACGTTGAGTCAGGTAAGCAGTTCTGGCTTCATACGAAAGCTAGGTATGATGGACTTCTTCAAATAAAGGCAAGGAATGTTATAGGAAAAGATAATATTAAGTGGGATATGATTTAGCCGTATATATAAAAATTGCCGTAAAACCCTAGCTTTAGCTAGGGAATATAAATCTTGGGAAAGGGGGAATTTAACAAATGCAAAAAGGTGTTAAATTTAGAATATATCCAAATAAAGAACAAAGAAATTTAATAAATCAGACTTTTGGCTGCTGTAGGTTTGTATATAACATAGGTCTTGCTATGCGTAATGATGCTTTTGTCAATGGTCAAAAGATTGGATACACACAGACTTCTGCTATGCTTACTGCACTCAAGAAACAGGAAAGCTTTATATTCCTTAAAGATGTAGATTCTATTGCTTTACAACAGTCTCTCAGAGACTTAGACGGTGGATTTGAAAATTTCTTCCAGAGACGTGCAGGACATCCTCGGTTTAAGAGTAAACATAACAATCATCAGTCCTATAGAACAATGAACCAAAATAATAAAATTCGCATTGTGGGTAAATATATTAAACTTCCTAAGCTTGGATATGTAAAAATCAGGCAATATATGGAGGTAGGACACATTAATAACGCTACGATTAAAAAAGCCCCTACAGGTAAGTATTTTGTAGTTCTCAATGTTGAATTTGAACTAGAGTTAAAACAAAATGATAGTAGCTCTATCGGTATTGATGTCGGTATTAAAGAGTTTTATTCTGATAGTAATGGCAATGTTGTTTCAAATCCGAGGTTTCTTGAAAAGTCGTCAAGAAAGCTTCGCCGTGAGCAACGAAAATTATCGAAGAAACAAAAGGGTTCTAATAACCGAAATAAACAACGTATCAGAGTAGCTAAGGTTCACGAGAAGATTACAAACCAAAGAGATGATTTTTTACAAAAAATATCAACTATGCTAATTAGCGAAAACCAAGTAATTTGCATAGAGGATCTAAAAATAAAAAATATGGTGCGTAATCGCAGACTAGCAAGATGCATAAACTCTGTGTCGTGGGGTAAATTCTTCAATATGCTAGAGTACAAGGCTAATTGGTATGGCAACGATATAATTAAAGTACCAACAATGTACCCAAGCAGCCAAACTTGCTCTTGCTGTGGATATAAAAATCCATTAGTTAAAAATCTAGCTATACGTAAATGGGAGTGTCCTCAGTGTCATACAAAACACGACAGAGACACTAATGCAAGCATAAACATACTAAACAAAGGACTATCTGTAGCCTAAAAACTGCACCGTAGGGCATACGGGAACAGTATAATCTAGCTTGTGGAGACCGTGTAAAACTAAAGCTTTTATAGTAATGTGGTGGTCGTTGAAGCAAGAATCCCTCTATTTTAAATATTAAGCGGTTATTTCTCATATAAATGTATTGGGAAAAGGCGCTAAGTATGTTATAATAGATTAGAGGAGAAAGCCATGAGAATTAGTACCAATTTAAAGTTTTTAAGAGAAAAGAATAAGGTTTCAAGAAAAGCTCTTGCGGAAGCCGCAGGCGTTTCTGATATTACGGTATATAACTGGGAGGTAGGCAAGACTGAACCTACTCTAACAGCTCTTGTTGCCATATCTGATTACTTTGGTATTAAGATTGATGCTCTCGTAACAGAAAATCTCGCAGACAAGAAATCGTTCGCTCCAAGAAGAAAAGCTCTAACTCCAATCCCAGAGGTTGTTGGCAATCATTTCCTTCGTGTAGATGTGTGCCCATGTTGTAAAGAGCCTCTAGCTGGAGATGTGGGAGAGAGATTTTGTAGATACTGCGGTCAGGAATTTAAGAGAGGTATTTAAATGAAAACAAATAGAATTGAGATGGAAACACTAACTGGTAGGTATTCGCTTGAAATTAAACACAGATATGAGAGGTTAGACTTCTGTTTTAAGATCGCTAACGATAGACTCTACATCTATTTGATTGGTGATGACTATGTTTACGATCGAGCGTCAACCAAGAGGCTGGAAGGCAGCATGAAAGAGATTGTTGATGGCAAATTTGAACCAACTGACAAGTCGCTTGATGAGATCTTCGCAGAGGGTATAGTAAACACTAGGTTGGTGTAACTAGAGGGGCTATAAGCCCCTTTTATTATGCCTGAATTCATGCGAAATTTAGCCATAGCGAGGATTTTATAGCATTTAGGTATAAAGATATGGCTAAGGGGTTCAAGCTTGACTTTCCCAATCAGTTGCTTTATAATAACTGGTGATTAAATATTTAAAACTTGCTTTGTTTTTAGACCCTCAAAAGGGGTCTTTTTTACGCCTCTATATTTTTGCAGATAAGTATTACTGCTCGCTCGTTTTCGCATATGAGTATTTTGAGCGTGGTAGATTTGCCATGTTTGTAAATTTCTCATCTGCGAAAATCGCTTGCTTATATTCACTTATTAGGCTATAATATTCGCATACTATAGTTTGCTTTTAGAGTTCGATTAAAGAGTAGCTATATTTACATAAATAACAACAGCAGACTGAGAGGTCTGTTTTTTACTTTTCAGGCATGCCGCATGGTATGTCTTTTTATATACAAAGTTATTACTAATTAAACAAAGGAGAAATGAAAATGATAGGAAGCAGAATTTTTTATGTATCAACAACCAAGAAGGCTCTGGAAAGCGAAGATTGGGTAAGCTTTGTTGATGAGGCTATTTGTGGGGATTTACCTCATGATGTTGAATTCGTTGATGAATTTCATGATGGTTTTGAGCCTAAAATGATCGAAGGAAATGAGTTCTTTGATATTAAGAAGGACGGTGATTTCTTTGAGCTAACTCTTAAAGAAGATGCAATCGAAAAAGCTCTCGCTCTTTATTCTAAAACTCTAAGAGAGTACGCCGATTATATCGACAGAGAAAAGACGAGAGGTATCGCACCACTTAAAAGTTTATCCGAAGCTAAAGCTTGTCTAAAACATCAAGAGATTTTTAATCCATTTGATGTTCAAAGATTTGTAGTGGTTGAAGAATGTAATGATCTTGATTGGGTTGATATTACTTCTATTGAAACCATCTATGGCCTTGTAGATTTTGCTATTATGCAGGGAGTAAACAAGTGGTATCTACATCCACAAGTAGGATATTATAGGTATTAAATTAGAAGATTAAAAGGAGAATAAAAATGAAAGAATTTAGAATGACGGGATTCACAGGATTCCTAAATGTAAGACATGGCGTAGATGATGAAAGCATGCTAAAAGCTATTTCGGCGGTTGAGCAGCTTCTGTTCAATATAGAAACATGGGGAGAAGCTAGGGCAAGCAAAATGTCAGAGTTTCTTGAAATGGTTGGACTCGATATTCCAGAGGAGGATGTTGAGTTATATTACAGAACCTATTCAATCCCAGCGTATATTAATGAACGTATGGGAAGAGAGATTGTTCCTCTTAATGCTTGGGATGAGTATTATGAACCCGTAACATGGGTTAACGATCTCGTGTATGATGAGTTTCAGGAAGTATGCGAATTCGTACACTTTGTTCTTGACCATTATGGCGAGTATGAAGGTGTTGAGGAGTTCGCAGAACAGGTCTCAGAAGAACTGGCGTAGGAGGTAAAAATGACAGAAGAATTAAGAGAAAAAGTAAGAAAAGTGGTCGATTATTTTAGATATCACAATAAGAACCTTACTGGCACACAGGATCTAGTTCTTTACGAGCTTGAAGATGCCTTAGAAAAGGCAGAAGGAGAATGGGTCGAGGGAGAATCTTATCCTTATTGTTCGTGCTGTGAAAACGCATGCTACGAAGATACAGAATGGGGTTTTCAGAAGTTCGATTACTGCCCTAACTGTGGAGCAAAGATGAATAACTAATTTAAAGCCCGTCTTATGACGGGCTTTCTTTGAAGAAAGGAGAAAATTAAAATGAAAATATTGACTTTTATAGGATATGATTCACATAACCGCCCCGTATTTACTGATGAGGACGGCAGATATATTTGTGATACTAAGAATCTTGGATTTGTTTCAACGCCGAGATTTATGGATTTCGTGGCAACTTCACTATTTTATAAGGTTGACAGTTTTGACAGTGTTCCAGAAGCACCAGTAAATGATGATGTTACAATTCAGAATCTATCAATTGTATTGCCACCTAATGATGGTACGGACTACAGGCCCGCATTAAACGTGCTTGGATCTGATTGGAGGAATATCCTTCTTGAGGATGACTGGTCTAGTTTTGGAGGCATTAGTCGTCTTGGTGAAACTCTTGGAGATTTTCTTGATGGGGAGTTTGAAGATTCGGACCGAATTGTAAAGATGCAGCCCCTAGATTTCATCAATAAGATGTTGGTAGAGTGCGGGATTAAGCCAATCAAGGAGGTAAAGTAATGTTATTAAAAGACTTTCTTTCCTTTTTTGGGTTAACATATTATCCAAATAATGGATATGTTACTATTGGTAGTCCATATAACAACGACTTTGCTGCTGCTGATATTATGATCTATACTAGTAGTGAAGATGTTGCTAGGTATGCAAGGATGCACTTACTCGATTTTATTGAAGACGAAATTGAGTTTAGAATCCATAACAAACTTGGTGTTTGGGGGTTCTTTAATCGAGAAGAAGTGGGAGTTTTGGACGAGGATAATAGCTTTTCTATTATCATTGAGGATTATGATGACAAGGCAAATGAAAATGGTATGGTGTTCGAGTTAGATCTGCTCAGAGCTGTGCTAGAGTGCATTGATAATCCTGATTGTTTAAAATTCCCAGCAGTATAAAGAAAAGCCTCCAAATGGGGGCTTTTTAATTTGCTTTTAAATATTTTAAAATGGTTTCTGGCCTTAACATCTTATCTTCATATAGTGATGTTTCAGCATAAATAAATGTCTGTGTTACTAAATCAACAATGCCTTCGTCTGTATAATCATCAAGGCTGCGAATGATGCCTATTAAACTTTTAATAATTCTCGGATTAGCCTCTGCTTTTTTGTCACTTATCGGTTTTATTTTGGCGTATTCCTTTGTTGTGCCAAATATCTCTCTTAGCTCTTTAATCATAAAACCTTCTTTATAAGCTATAAATGGTCTCTCTATACAAGATTCTCCATAATCACGAATTTCACCAGCATAAAAACAATAAAGTATTGCGTTTAATCTTATAGAGCTTACTTCTCTAAATGACATTATCCAGTTCACAAGTTCGTCCAATCTGGGCTTATTTTTATTAGATAATGGTCTCTTTATATGCACTACCTCTTTATTTGCAGATTGAACCAATCTAAACAAAACAATACATGAAATAATAAATATAATATCAAACATTAAAAATCTCCTCATGTATATATTATCATACTTGGATGTTTTTCCCAATAGTTTCGCTGGATATATTGGAAAAAGTGAATGAATATGTTATAATTAAGAAAGAGAGGAGTGAATTAAATGAGTTTGACAGATGAGATAACAAGAGAATTGTCTGAAATAAAAGGCAACTATAACGGTGGCTATCTTGACGGCTCGGAGTTTGTGCTTGGTGATATGCTCACTGGTTGGATCTCTGGGCGAATCGAACCTAAAAACAAGGATTCAACGTATCTAGTTTTATGTGAAAACAGGGCTGGAGAAATAGTAATCTTTCAACATGCGACATTTGATGATGATGGCTGGAACGAAGAGATATGGCTTGCAAACAAAATCCTTGCATACAAAGAGGAAAGCGGGCTATTAAAAGATTTTATATATGAGGAGGAACAGAATTAATGCTAAATAAGTTAAAGCCTTTAATAGCCGTACTGCTAATTGTTTTGACGATTATTGGCAGTGTAATAACCATAGTAGGTGGACCAATCAAACCACTAAAGAAGCAGCTTAAATATGGCCTTGATATTAATGGCGGTGTTTATGTTGTTATGGAAGGAGAAACAAAAGCCAAAGGAGAGCAGCTCGATACACTAATGAGAGAAACAAAAGGTGTAATCGAGAACAGAGTTAATACTATGGGAATCTCTGAGGCTAATGTAACAATCGAAGGAAAGAAAAGAATCAGAGTAGAATTACCAGGTGTTAAGGATGCGGATTCTGCAATAAAGCAGATTGGCAAAACAGCCCAGCTCAACTTCTTGCTTGCTGACGGCTCTATTGCACTTACAGGAAGTGACGTTAAAGATGCTTCTGCAACGCTAGATAATGAACATGGTGGTTATAAAATCAACCTAAAGTTCTCTAATAAGGGAGCGAAAAAGTTTGAGGCCGCTACAAAGAGAGCCAGCTCTGGATCGGTAACGAGTGCATCAAAAAACATTGATTCAAAATCAATTATTATCACGCTTGATGGCAGAGTTATTTCAGCACCAAGAGTTGAAAGTACGATTACTGGCACATCTTGTGAAATTACAAGTCCAAACGGATTCCAGAAAAAGGAAGCAACAGAACTCGCTCAGTTAATTAAGGGCGGTGCTTTGCCGCTTTCTATGCACGAAGTAAGTTCATCAGTTCAGTCGGCAAGCATTGGTGCTGATGCACTCAACAAGGCTATTTTTGCTGGAGCTGTTGGTATTGCTATTGTGTTTATACTGATGATTGGCGTGTTCGGAGTATTTGGTCTTATGGCAGACCTTGCTTTAGCTCTATATGTGCTTCTTAACCTATGGGCTTATAAAGGTATGGGCGTAGTATTATCACTACCAAGTATTGCTGGTATTATTCTTTCAATCGGTATGGCTGTAGATGCTAACGTAGTAATATTTACCAGAATTAAGGAAGAGGTTAAGAAAGGCAAGGGTCTAAGACATAGCGTATATGAGGGCTTTAAGAAGGCAAGTTCAAGTATTATTGACTCTCAGGTAACTACACTCATTGCTGCGTTTGTGCTTTATCTGCTTGGAACAACGTCAGTTAAGGGATTTGCTCTAACGCTTATGATTGGTGTAGTTCTGTCTATGTTTACGGCTATTGTTGTAACAAGACTTTATATCACTGTACTTGTAGAGAGATTCAGGAATCTTAAAATCTCAAAGGTTGATTTCGTTCCTAAGTTTGACTTCATCAAGCATAAGAAGAAGTTCTTTGCACTATCGCTTGCGGTTATCATGATGGGTTCAATGTTCTCTCTAACAAGAGGCATGAACTACGGAATTGACTTTACTGGTGGTACAATGATTACTGCCGATATGGGAAGCAAGACTAAGATCAGTGATGTAAAGAAGGCTGTAAAAGACTATAAAGATGTTTCTGTTGTGTATGGAAACAAAGAACAGTCTAAGGTCATAATCAAAACAACTAGTGGTATTAGCGGATCAGAAAAGGCAAAAGTTGTATCAAATCTTAAGGCTATTTCAAAGAATACGAAGATTGAAACTTTTGAGGAATTTGGGCCTTCTGTAAGCAAAGAGTTAAAGTCTAACGCAATCAAGGCTATTAGCATTGCAGCTTTATGTATGCTTTTATATATCAGATTGAGATTTAAAGACTGGAAATATGGATTATCTGCTGTAGCAGGACTTGGCCATGATATTCTTGTAACGCTATCGCTATATGCGATATTTGGCTTAACAATCAATAACCCATTTATTGCTGGAATACTAACTGTTGTTGGATATTCTATCAATGACACAATCATTATCTTTGATAGAATTAGAGAAGAGAAGAAGTTTATGAACAAAAAGGAGTTCGATAAGGTTATTAATAACAGTATTAATCAGATGTTCTCAAGATCTGTTATGACTTCTCTTACAACTCTAGGTGCTATATTGCCACTATTCATAATGGTATCATCAGAGCTTAGAGCGTTTACGATTCCTCTCTTGATTGGTGTAACTGTCGGTACTTATTCGTCTATATTCCTGTGTAGTCCACTCTTATATATACTATACAGACGGGCGAATAGGACAAGGTACGAGAGAGTAACTTCGAAATAGAATATGTTGCTTTAAGAAGATGAGTATGATATAATGTTATTAGGTCGGACGCCATGATGCGTAAGGACTACGAATACCGCTCTCCGCTCAAGGAGGGCGGTAATTTGATTAGAAAGAATGTTAAAGCAAGAATCCCACGACTTTAGTTGTGCGGAGTGCCAAGAGAGAACTACCCAATCAAATAACACATATTGTATTCGGTGGGCGAATATGATATAATATAAATAGATCGTGTGCTATATGTACAAGGATTTTCGGATGCCGTCTCCTTTTGGGAGGCGGTAATTCAGTTAGAAAGGAGAAAATAATGGCTAAATATTACGCAGTAAAGGTAGGAGCTAGGACTGGTGTGTTTATGTCTTGGGAAGAGTGCCAGAAGGCGGTTGATGGTTTTCCTAATGCTAAATTTAAGAAATTTCGCTCTCTTGAAGAAGCAGAGAGATTTGTTTCTGGAGACGAGCCACCAATCAAAGAAGATCTTGAAGATGGGTATGTAAACGCATACGTTGATGGCAGTTATGATTCATCTACGGGTCGCTACTCTGGTGCTGCGGTTGTCCTTCTTGGGAATAATGATATTGTAGAACTAAGCAAGGCATGTAAAGACGATAGCAGCAAGCTACGAAATGTTGCTGGTGAACTTCTAGGCGCAGAACTTGCCATTGAATACTGCAAGGAACATGGGATCAGCAAGCTTGCTATTCACCACGACTATGAAGGCATTGGTGCTTGGGCTGATGATGCTTGGAAAGCGAAACTTCCAGAAACTAAAGCGTATAGGAACTATGTATTTGATAGCAGGGAAGTGCTTGATATTAAGTTTATCAAAGTGAAAGGACACTCTGGGAATGAATATAATAATAGAGCTGACTATTTAGCTGGCAAAGCTCTTGAAGCATAAAATAAAGGCCTCCCTAATGGGAGGTCTTTTACTATGTTACGATTATCATTGGCACTCTTCCAAGTTCTATATTTGGAGGCAGTTTATCTTCGTAATGTCTTAATAAGCTGTGGGCCTCATAGCCATTAGAGATATTAGCATCTTCAAACAGTTTTTTATTATCCTTAAGGATTTCGTCTATATTGTGCTTGCCCTGCTCTACAGGGAATTTAATCTCGGATATAAGGTTATTAATCTCGTCTGCGAATTTATCAACATCATAGAACATTAGTTTTTTATCCTCAGTTCTAATTATTCTTTTGTTTACAGGAATTACAGAAGCAAAGTATCTTTCGTTCTTTGGCTTATCTCCGTTATCTCGCATCACATGGCGTTTATTCTCGCAAGCACTAATAATTTCATCACGAGTTAGTGGCCCATCTATGCGAAGAAGCTCTACAATGTAATCTCCATTATATGTAGGATAAACAGATCCGCTTTCGGTAACAATAGGATTATAATAATAAAGAATCTTGTCTTTAACCCTAGGGGTTAGTTCTTTAAAGTGCTTTGATAGAAATGTATAAATACCTATCTTATCGTGTCTTTTCTTTACTTCTTTGAACTTTTTAGCGTAATACATAGAAGAAATAACTTCTATATCATTAAGCATCTCCTCACAATCAAGAATGACATTTCCTACAAGCAAAGAATATTCATCATCTATAAAATCTCTATTTTTAACGTCCATAGAGAGTTTTTCAATTATTGCGTGCTCTCTAAGCCTTATGGTTTCCTGACTAACATTTTCATCTATCTGTTTATTTAAAATTTTGTTTACAATAAGTTCTTTTTCTTTTTCGTTGAGTAGTGGCGTTGTCTTTACATAATCTATAAATAAAATTTTTTCCATAATTTACTCCTAAAAATATATTTTCAAGATAATTATAACATATTTTCAATATTTTGCCAAATGCCTATTGCAATTCTATTTAAAAAGAATTATAATATTTCACATAGAAGTCCGTTTTTAAAGTCAGATTTGAAAGTATGGGCTTCTTTTTTTATTTCATAGTTATATAAGAAAAGGAGAAAATTATTATGAACAATGTTGTACTCACAGGAAGATTGGTAAGAGATCCAGAGCTAACTTATTTGCAGAATGAGAAGCATACTGCAAAGACTAGATTTACTCTGGCAGTAAACAGGGAAGGTCAGAGAGATGTTGCTGACTTCGTTCCTATTATTGTATTCGGCAGGCAGGCTGAAAACTGTAACCAGTACCTCGGAAAAGGCTCGCTAGTTGCGGTAAATGGTAGAATCCAGACTGGAAGCTATAAGAATAGAGACGGGCAGACCGTATACACAACAGACGTGTTTGCTAATAACGTCGAGTTTCTTGGCACAAAGGTAGCTAGTGGTGATCAGGCACAGCCAAAAGAGCAGCCACAGAACGCACCACAGCCAGTAGAGCCGCCAGTAGCAGATGGATACGAGGCCATTGAGGAAGATATTCCATTCTAATAAAAGGCGGGTTTTACCCGTCTTTTTGTTTTTAAGGAGCAGAAAGAAATGAAAGTAGTAAAAAAGAAAAAGGTGGTATCAGAAACACTATACCAATCAAATGATGGAGAGTGTTTTGAATATCCTATTCTTGCAAAAGAGCATGAGATTAATGCTCAGCAAAAAAAGGTATCTCACCTAAAGAAAACAACAATAGTTATACCATATTCGGAAGTTAGAGCATTATTTTACTATCCAGAAACTAAAGAGGATATGATTATGCTTAAAGAACTTTTTGAATTAAAAGGAGCTAAGATTGTATCTGATATTGATTCAGTGGAGGCTTTTGGTATTGTTTCATACACGATAGAAGAAAGAGAAGGTATAACTTTCTCTGATTTTATTAATAAGTTTGATGCAATAAGAGAAGAGCTAGAAAGGAAGATTAATGAAGGTTATTAAAAAAGAAGCCTTTAATGGCGATCTGCTGATGCTACATCTTAGGGACTTTGGCAAGCAGAAAAAAGAAGAAGTATTTAATATGGCAGAGTGGCTTAGAGATCATAAGGGCCATGATTCCATAGAGATGATGATTGAAGGGCAAAAGGTTGTTGAGCGTGATGATAGTGTTAGCTTATTTGAAAAATATGGTAAAAAGAAGCTATCGAAAATCGCTATAAGAACATATATGAACAATCATATTGTCATATACCTTCTGAGTTTTGAAGGGGATAGCCCGATTATCGTCACAAGCAAAGAAAATGAAAAGGAAGCTAAAGCTTTTATGAAAGAAATGGAGAAGTATTTTGAGAAGAAGAAGTAATAATTATCTAAAACGCAGACTGGTTTATCTCTTAATTGTTTTAGTGCTTGGTGGAGGTCAGTATCTATATAAGAACTTTTCTAAGCCCGATATTGGGAAAGCTCAAGGTACTGTAACACAGCAAGAAACTACCAAAGAGAGTAAGAGTAGTAGTCTAGGAAATATTCCAACGTATAGCGGAAATCCCGCTGTTGAGCTTAATAATAATGTGCCAAGCTTTACGCAAGATGAGCTGTCGAGAGCAAAGAAGTCATATAAGACATTTTCTGATCTGGATAGTCTTGGAAGATGCGGAAAGGCTGAGGCAAGCATAGGTAAAGATCTACTTCCAACAGAAAAAAGAACTTCCATTGGTATGGTTAAGCCTAGTGGTTGGCATACTGTAAGATATGATGATCTAATAAAGGATAAATACCTATATAATCGTTGCCACCTAATTGCGTTTTCACTTTGCGGAGAAAATGCAAATCCTAAAAATCTTATTACAGGTACTAGGTATTTCAATACTGTAGGTATGCTACCATATGAGGAACAGGCTGTAAGGTATGTAGAGCGTACAGGAAACCATGTGCTATACAGAGTAACACCTATATTTGAGGGCAATAATCTTGTAGCTAGTGGTGTTCAGATGGAAGCTAAGTCTGTTGAAGATAACGGGCTTTCATTCAATGTGTTTTGCTACAACGTACAGCCAAATATTAATATTGACTATGCGACAGGAAACAGTTCAAGAAAGTAAAATTAGAGCCAGAAATGGCTCTTTTTTTTACCAAAGGTATTGGAAAAAGTGAGCGAATATGATATAATATATTTAGAGAAGAGAGAGAAAGGAAAAAGTTATGTTTGAGATTAGAAATGCAAAGAGAATTATCAAGAAGGCTAATCGCCTTGAAAAGACTATTGAAAAACTAAGTGATGCTGAGCTACAGAACAAGACTTCTGAGTTCAGAAACAAGATATATAAGGGAATTAACCCAGAGCAGTTTATGCCAGAGATTCTTGCTGTTGTAAGAGAGGCTTCAAAGAGAGTGCTTGGAATGAGGCACTATGACGAACAGCTCATTGGTAGCATTATTCTTAATAATGGAGATATTGCTGAAATGAAAACTGGAGAGGGCAAGACTCTTGTCGCTACTGCTTCTGCTTATGTTAATGCACTATATGGAGAAGGCGTACACGTTGTTACGGTAAATGATTACCTTGCAGAGCGTGATGCAGAGCTTATGGGTAAGCTATACAACTTCTTAGGTCTTACGGTTGGTTGTGTTACATCAGGAATGGATAATGAGAGCAGAAAACACGCTTATAACTGCGATATTACATATGGCATCAACAGTGAGTTCGGATTTGATTATCTAAGAGATAACATGGTTAAGAGAGCTTCCGACCGAGTTCAGAGAGGTCTTAGCTGTGCAATCATAGACGAAGTAGACTCAATCCTTATTGACGAAGCAAGGACACCGCTTATTATTTCTGGCGGTAATAATGCTGGAACAAAGGACTACACAAAGGCTGACTCTTTTGTAAAATCGCTAGGAAAGAAAGATTATGACATTGAGAAAAAGGATAAGCTAATTGCTCTATCTGATAGAGGACTGACAAAGGCTGAGAACTTCTACGGAGTAAGCCTATCTGAAACAGAAAATGCAGAAACAATGCACTTCATCATGCAAGCTCTTAGGGCTAATTACATCATGAAGAAGAATGTTGATTACATCAATCAGAATGGCGAAATCCTTATTGTAGACGAGTTTACAGGCAGAGTAATGGAAGGCAGAAGATTCTCTGATGGACTGCATCAGGCAATCGAAGCTAAAGAGGGTGTTAAAATTCAGGCAGAGTCTAAGACTTATGCCACAATCACCGTACAGAACTTCTTTAGAATGTATAAGAAGCTCTCTGGCATGACAGGAACAGCTAAGTCTGACAAAGATGAGTTTAGAGAGGTTTATAACATGAATGTTGTATCTATCCCTACTCATAAGCCAGTTGCTAGAATTGACCTCATTGATGATGTGTTTGAAACAGAGGACGAGAAGTGGGAAGCTATTTGCGAAGATATTAAAAAGGTTCATGCAACAGGCAGACCAATTCTTATTGGAACAGCTTCCGTAAAGCACTCAGAGGCACTATCGGTAATGCTAGAAAGCATGGGTATTGCACATAACGTGCTAAATGCAAAGAACCACAAAGAAGAAGCTAAGATTATCGCTCAGGCTGGCAGACTAAATGCTGTTACAGTATCAACTAATATGGCTGGCAGAGGTACTGATATTCTGCTTGGTGGAAATCCTTCGTTCATGGAAGATGTTAACGCAATCACTAAATCCCTATGTGAAACAGAAAAGGAACAGGTTCTTGAACTTGGCGGTCTATATGTGATTGGCACTGAAAGATACGAGTCAAAGAGAGTTGACGATCAACTTAGAGGACGTGCTGGCAGACAGGGAGATAAGGGAACTACTAAATTCTTCTGCTCTATGGAAGATGACCTTATTAAGAGATTTAACGAAAAGATCCCTAATAACGCAAGCGTATCATTTGTTGATAAGACTCAGAAAAGAGTTGAGGGTAACAACTTTGGTGCTAGAAAGAACGTCTTAAAGTATGATGATGTTCTCAATCTACAGAGAAAAATTATCTATAACGAAAGAAATAGAGTTCTTGAGTGCGAAGATATGTCTGCTGTAATCACTAATATGATTGCTGGTAGCGTTGATGATATGGCTGATGAAACAAAGCGTATGATTATGGAAAAGGCTGGTGTAGATGCTGATGGAATTACTGATAGCGTAATCAATGCCTATAAGGAAAAGGAAGATGAGCTTGGTGAGGCTGTACTTAGAAATACAGAGAGAGCAATTCTTCTAAATGTAATTGATAATGCTTGGGTTGATCATCTTGATGCTATGGAACAGTTAAAGACGGGCATTGGGCTTAGAGCTATCGGACAGCTCGACCCCGCTGTTGAATTTGCCAAAGAGGGCAAAAAACTATTTGATTCTCTTATGAACAGAATTGAAAGAGATACAGTAACATACTGTTTCCAGATTTAGTTCATGATTGAAAATATAACTTTCTCTCTAAGGGGCTATATGCCCCTTTTTATTATGTCTAAATTCCTGCGAAATTTGACCATAGCGGAGTTTTTATTATGTTTAGGTATATTGATATGCTTAGGTAGATTCAGACTTGATTTTCCCAATCATATATTCTATAATAACTACGAACTTTCTTTTAATGACGATGGGAGCTTTCTTAATTAAGATTGTTACCCAAACCATTCCACGATTGACCCTCGAAAGAGGGTCTTTTCTATTGCTTCTGGATTTTCACATATGAGTATTTTTAGGTTTAGAACTTGCCACGTTCGCAAATTTCTCATCTGCGAAAATGACTTGTGCGTTTTATTGTTTTAAGTTATAATATCTCCATACTATAGTTTGCTTTTAGAGTTTGTTTCAGGAGTGACTATATTAATATAAATAATGACAGCAAACCGAGAGGTTTGTTTTTTAATTTCCAGATATGCCTAACGGTATATCTTTTTATATATAATAAGATGTTGCAAATAATAAAAAAGGAGAACGTGATATGTTAAAAAGGGGGAATCGTGATTATATTAGCATTGACCTGACCGCTACGGTCACTTCAAAGCCAGTTTATCACGGCAATCAGAAAAGGTATTCTTTTAAGATAGAACATAGGGTTGGTAGAGATTCTGCTGAGTTCTGCGTTCTTGTACCGAAAGATGCAATGGTTGATATTCTGATCGGTGATATTATCGCTATTCAGAAGGCTGGATTCTTAAATAGAAAAGGCGACAACTATATTTGCATTACTAACGGAAGTTACATCAGCGTAATAAGAGAGCGAAATGATTCTCAGGTTGATGTGACGGAGAGATATATCTAGCTATAACAAAAGGAGAAAATAAAAATGAAAGAGAATATTAAGGTCCAAAAAACCATAGAAATGTTTACAGACGTGCTTTTAAAGCCGTTTGTAGTAGATCCTCTTAAAACGGCTAAAATAGCCATTGGAGAGGTAGATGGCGACGGCATCGCCTTCGAGTGTGATGACGGCGAATATATTGTAGGTATTTGCTGTATCAGCGACTCTCTTTATTGTTCTGTGGTTAACTCTCTTACAAAGAGAACAGAGATCAAAGAGCTTTATACTGATCAGGAAAAGATCAGAGAGTATATTCGTAATTTAGACGAAAGCTCCAAAGGTTCAATGCTTGCTTTTGTTAGAGCGTTGTTTGCACTACAGACAATAGAAGCAGGGCTTAACCTATCATATTTCAGTCCAATTGAGCTGAAAGAGGCGTTTGTCAGAAAGCTCGCAACGGCGAATCAACATGCTTATTGGAAGTGTGATGTAATAATTCCTATAAGTACGACTTTCTTCCAGAATAAAGAAGTAAAACCAACTCAGGGAAATTTTCAGCTTTTTTCGTCAGATATAAACTGGAGTTCTGTTGGTCGTAAAGTTACTGATGTCGAAGGACTAAAGAAAAAATACTCTTTATTCAAGGATAGAGAGTTCACAGAAGAAGAGAAGGCTATGCTTAAAGATAATCAGACGGGGAAGTATTACAAACCATCTGAAAATGTGATGAGCATGGTTGAAAAGGTCGCTAAGTCATGGAAGCGTGATCCAAGGCTCAGAAAGAAAAACATTCTTCTTGAAGGGCCAACTGGAACTGGAAAAACGCAAGATAGCAAGGTGTTTGCAGACATCATTGGTCTACCTTACACAAAGGTTACTTGCTTTTCTGATATGGATAGCTCTGATGTTGCTGGTGCGATATATCCTGTTCTTGAGAATAGGAAGCATTACACAAAAGCAGATATTGAGTTTGATCCAGAGGGCGTTTTTGAAGAACTTACTGGCGAATTTAGAGCAAATGCAACTCCAGAAGATGTTAATAAGATTCTGGAGAGTAATGGGGCTGAATATGTATACTATGCTTCTGAAATTGTTAAGGCGTTTGAGAATGGTTGGGTACTTGAAGTTCAAGAGCCTACTTGTATCGCTGATGCTGCTGTTTTGCTTATGCTTAACTCAGCACTTGAAAGTGATGGAGTTCTCAATCTGCCAAACAGGACGGTTAAGAGGCATCCAGATTTCATTTGTATAATGACTACAAATAGGAACTACGAAGGGTGCAGACCTCTCAATCAGGCTTTAAGGAATAGATTTAACATTACAAGAAAGGTAAATTTACCTTCTGTTGAATCTATGGCTGGTAGACTACTATCTGCTACAGGATCTAACAATATAGATCTTGCAAATGAGGTAGCAAGCACTATCGTGAAGCTAAATACAAAGCTTGAAGAGATAGGGGTCAATTCAGACCTTTCAATGAGAAATGCAATGGACTTTATCTCGGACATTGAGGACGGTTTTGATACAGAGGAATCCGTAATGGAGGATCTTGTATGGAATATCACCACAGATGAAGAAGATGAAGAAGAAATTGTAGCATTTCTCAGGACGTCAACAAGGATATTTAATGTATAAGGAGGCTTTTGTCTCCTTATTTGTTTTAAAAGGGAGATAAAAATGAATTATGGTGATAAAGAAATTAAAAGGGCGATAAGAAAAAAGAGATCTGATATTCACCTAGAAGATATAGTAAAAAGCAAGGCTTTTAAAGACTATATAACTTCTGGAATGTTGGCTCTCTTTAAAAAGCACAAGAGAAATCCCAACTTAGAGTATGTGGTTTACTATGACGAGGCTGATCAAACCACTGCAAAGACGGATAATAAAAAGATTATCGTTAATGCAGCAAATTCTCTTTTTACAAAGAGAGATGATTTAGACGAGCCTCTATCTGTAAGCGTTGACCACATTCTTGGAGTAATGCTTCATGAAGCTGGCCATGTTTTATACACGAACTTCTCTGTACTAAGAAAGTATAAAGAGCAGTTTCGTAAGGGTGAACTGATCGTAAGCTCAATCGAGTTATCTAAAGAAGAGAAGCGGTCTTTAAAAGAGATTAATAATCTTCTAAACGATAACAAAAGCAATGTTGTTTTAGGTGTTTCGCTTACCAAGACAAAGGCGTTTATTTATAACATCTTTGATTGGCTGAACAACGCAGTAGAAGACGGCAGAATTGAAAGTATTCTGCTTGACAAAGATGCTGATTTTGGCGGCTACTGTAACGGCCTTATTGGTCTCAGAAACAAGCAGAAGGATGAGATAGTTGGGAGTAATATTCAGGATATAGAGAAGTATCTAAATGCGTGCTTTGAGTATGCAAAGTATGGTATTTCAACTACATATACTGGAGATGTATTTCCAGAGCTTGAAGAAGCTAAGCCAATCATTGATATAATGCTTGATTGCAAGGAGGCTATGAAGTTTACAGAATATACTGTAGAGCTTATTTGTATAGCTTATCCAAATCTCATAAAGCCGTTGCTTACTGATCAGACTGACGATCAGAGTGATGATGATCAAAGCAATGATAATAGTCAGGGTGATTCAAGTAGCAATGACGAAAATTCTGATACAGATAAATCTAGCGACGGCCAGTCGGGATCTGAAAACAACAAGTCTAAGGGAAACTCAGAGGATAATGGCTCTAATGGCGATAGTTCTAACGAGGAGTCTAACGAAGATGAAAACGAAGATTCTGGCAATCAAGATGATTCTACAGATGGTGATAGTTCTGATGATCAGGATGATTCCAATAAAGAGGATGAACTAGATGACATCATGAATAATTTACCAGAAACATCTGTTATGCCAGAATATGACAACATGGGCGTTGAATCAAGTGATGGCGATTTAGAAGAATCTATGCAGCCAACACCAGACTTTGTTGGAGAAGCTGCAAGAGAAGAAGTTGAAGAAGAAATTAATGGTGAAATTAATAAAATGATTTCAGATTCAACAGCACCTTTAGGTTGTTCGAGAGTCACAGTTATAGATGATCTGCCATATGCTTCACTTAGTCCAAATCAGGATGCGTTTTTAAATAACAATCGCTCTCTTTTTAAGAAGGTTGGGCGAGAAATTGAAAACCATTTAAAGTCTGATATGAGAACTGGAAGTAATAAAAGAAAGTTCTCAGGAAAGAAGTTTAGGGCTGAGAAGCTAGTTAATAGAGATTATCGCTATTTTGAGAATACAGCAACTAAAAGGGATATTCCTGAAACTGCTATAGGAATCTTGATAGACCAATCAGGCTCTATGTATGGTGAACAAATTAGATGTGCAACATATGCAGCTATGGGTATGTATAAAACCCTTGCAGAACTTGAACATTTTGATGTTGCCGTATATGGCCATACATCAACATATGATGAGGTGATAATTAATAGGTATATTGATTTTGGGTTTAAACCTAATGATCCTATTAAGGTGCTTGCTGGAATCTATTCTGATGGTGGTAACATTGACGAGGTTGCTGTTACGGCTCTTGGCGAAAGATTGAAATCACAGATGGTGGATAAGAAAATAATGATTATCATTAGTGATGGTTTGCCACATAGCATGATTGGTCATGCCGAAACTAGACTTCGTGATCTGGTTAAAGAGTATGTTAAGGGTGGCTTTAATGTTTTTGTTGCAGCTCTTGGCTCTGACAAGGCAAAGATTGATAAAATCTATGAAGATGTTTCTTTTATAGATATTACCGATCCATCTGAACTGCCAACCAACATGCTTAGAGCTATTAAGCGCACGATTTAAAGAAAGGAGAAAAATGAGAGATATAAAAGATCTGCTCATTGAAAACGGATTAAGTGGAGTGTTCTACAAAGAGGGTGATGCAATCTTCTTTTTAGAAAATGGTTCTTTTAAGGCAGGGCTTATTGTTTTTGTTGGCGATAAGCTATCACAAATTGTTTGTGATGATGGAAGGGTTTTTGAAAAGAAAGCGAAAGAGATTCCAGTTTCTTTTGTTGAAAAAAACTTTGAAGTGTTGCTTGATAAAGAATATCTCAAACTTAATGAGTTTATGAATGAAGCAGAAAACTCAGAGGATGGTGCATTTATAGACACCGAAAAACTATTTGGTAAGAAGTTTTCGCTTAAGGACCATATGACTTTATGCAATATGATGATTGCAAGAGCAGGGTTTTCTAGGGCAAAAGCAACTGACAATGGGGTTGTTGTCTATATGGACTAGAATTAGAGGGGTGCAAACCCCTCTTTTATTATGCCCGAAATCTTGCGAAATTTGACCATAGCGGAGTTTTTGTAGTGTTTAGGTATATTGATATGGGTAAGTAAATTCAGGCTTGTATTTGATAGTAAAATGTGCAATAATAATCAAGAACTACTTTGTAAACAAACTATAAAATCTAACTTTCAAAACATACTGCAAGTTAATCAGATTTGGCCCTCGAAAGAGGGTCTTTTCTGTTGCTTATAAATTTTCGCAGGCAAGTATTTTGGAAAACAAAATTCTTGCTAATTTTAATTTTGTGCGATACAATATCTATATATTATAGTTTGCTTTTGAAGTTCGATTTAGAAGTAGCTATATTAATAATTATTTTTGAGGGCAGACCATGTGGTGTGTCTTTTTATTTACAAAACAAAGGAGAAATAAAAATGGAAAACGTAACAAGAAGAGAGATGGTTACTTATCTGAAAAATCATTTCAGATACAATACAGCAAATAGCTGGAATCAATCGACCTCATACGCAAACAACGTAAAGGTTTACAACCTTGGTCTTTCTGATGAGTTGGAAGATAGGGCTTATGATCTTATTTGTGAAGAGGGCTTTAATAATTTAATGAACTATCAGTATTGTGATTTAATCGATCAGTTCGAGGAGGATGCTGACGGCTATACTATTGGTTTCAATGGTAGAAGCGGTGGATATCTCGTTCTTTACCACAAGAATTATCCGTTCAGGAGTCTTGATATGCATGAAGATTTTGAGGACTTTGATGATTTTGAAATCAAAGAAAGATACGAACTAGTTAAATTATTTGATGAATACTGTGACTATTTCATAGATGCGTTTAAATACGCTGTAGAAAATGTCTCGGTTGAGGAAGAGGAAGTCGTTACTAAAATTAAGGTTTATAACCTTGACTAAAAAGAATTGTACAAAATTGATATCTATATCTTGTTTTATTTGATTATAGTGATATAATATATGTCAAGATATAGTACGATTGGCTCTGGTTTTTATCAGAGCCTTTATTGTTCAGAAAGGAGAAAATACATGAACATAAAATTTGAAGGTACTGTAATAAAGAGGAACGGACAAAAAGTTCCGTTCGATAGAATGAGGCTGGTTAACGCAATCACCAAAGCTAATGGTGATGTTTCAGAAGATTTGAGAATGACAAAAACTCAAATTGACAGAATTGTTGACCAGATAACAATTAACTGCATGGACCTTGATCATATTGTTTCTGTAGAAGAACTACAGGATATGGTTGAGGACAAAATTATGCAACACGGAGCTTTCGAGGTAGCTAGAGCTTATATCAAATACAGATATAACAGAGAGCTATCAAGAAAGGCAAACACGACAGATGATAAGATTCTATCTCTTATCGATCGTACAAACGAAGAGGCTAAGGCTGAAAACGCTAACAAAAATCCTATTGTAAACTCCACACAGAGAGATTACATGGCTGGAGAAGTTAGTAGGGATTTAACAGAGCGTATTCTTCTTCCGAAAGATATTGTAGATGCTCACAAGAGTGGAATTATTCATTTCCATGACTCTGACTATTACAGCCAGCGTGAACATAATTGTGATCTTATCGACTTAGAAGATATGCTGCAAAACGGAACAGTTATCACAGAAACGCTTATTGAGAAGCCTCATAGTTTCTATACTGCGTGTAACGTAACGACACAGATCATAGCTCAGGTAGCTTCGAATCAATACGGTTTAACAAAACCTGCCGTATAAAAACAGTGTTAACTATCACAATAGGGTTATGCAGCTTGGCTGCGTAGCTAACGAGGTCGGTTGGAAAAGCTTATCTCGTGATTATACATGAAAGGTGGAATACCGAATGAATCATATCGAAAAAGCGGAACTAATGAAGTCCGCAATCACACATCTTTACTGCAAAGAGGGGCGTTCTAAATCTTATATAGAAAAGCTTCTCGGTATTAACAGAGGGGTTATAAGCAGAAAGATTATCGAATGGCAATTGCCAGAACCAGCCCCTAACTATTACATGAAGCCGTCTACGAGGAAGCAGATAAACCGAAATAGACAGCTAATCAAATCAATGCTTGATAAAGATTGCTCTATAACGAGTATATCTGAAAAGGCAAACGTGTCTCGAAAGACACTAACAGGCATTTGGCTTAAATATGACGAAGTTTTATCTAAAGCTTATCTCGATTGGAGGAATCGCAGAAAATTAAAATCTGCCCTAAACAATCAGCAAGCAAAAGATGAATCTAGTAGGCATTACGATATTAAAGATATGCCTAACGAAGAGTGGAGGAACATTCTTGGCTTTAGCAGATACATGGTTTCTAACTATGGAAGAGTTAAGAGCTGGAGCAAAAGAAGAAACGATTATTATCTCATCTCCGCTTTTCCAAATAAAAACAACGGAAGATTATATGTTTCTTTAGTTAGAGATGATCAAAAAACAAAGAATCTTAATCTTTCAAGAGTTGTTGCTCAGACCTTTATACCACATGATGAAGCCTCTAATACTGTCAATCATATAGATGGCGATATTGCAAACAATAAAGCATCTAATCTTGAGTGGCTTACACAGGGAGAGAACAACAAACACGCTTATAAGGCCCTTAATAGAACAAAGAATAGAGGCAAAAGATATAAATTTGACTACATTCTCTATAAGGGTAAATACCAATTTAAAACAATAGCAGCTTTTGCAAGGTTTATTGGTAAGTCTGAAACACAGACAAGAAGATATATCGACAATGCTGAAAAGCACGATATTAAACTCATGTATAATTGTATCGACTAATCGTACATATAGGGTGGCCTATATGGAAACACATTGGTTAGTGAATACCACACTAACAAGAAATAGTCAGACATAATTTGAAACACAAATCTTATTATGATTGGGGCAGTCGTTCTCATTCTCGCATCTAGCACCATTTATTGATGTTAGTAGACAGAGAATTATGAAAGAAGTCACGACTGATCTACGGGATTCGATTGAAAACGGAGCTATATCTAAGGAAAAGGTCTCAGAAATCGTTGAGAAGAGACTATTAAAGGAAATTAAGAGTGGTGTACAAACTATTCAGTACCAGCTTCTAACACTAATGACTACCAACGGACAGACGCCATTTGTTACGGCATTTATGTATCTAAATGAAGTGCCAGAGGGTCAGCTCAGAGACGACCTCAATCTCCTTATTAATGAAGTTTTGAGACAGCGTATGGAGGGTGTTAAGAATAAGCAGGGTGTATGGATAACGCCAGCATTTCCTAAGCTAATTTACGTTCTTGACGAAAACAATATCTCAGAAGGAACTAAATACTGGGAAACGACAGTTTTAGCTGCTAAGTGTACAGCAAAAAGACTTGTTCCAGATTACATTTCCGCTAAGGTTATGAAGGAATTAAAGAATGGTAATACTTTCACACCTATGGGCTGCAGAAGCTTCCTAACCGTTGAAGATTCACAGCTAAATCCAGATGGATCGCATAAGTTTTATGGCAGATTCAATCAGGGTGTTGTAACAATCAACTTGGTTGACGTAGCTTGTTCGTCCTATGGAGATATGGATAAATTCTGGGAAATCCTAGATGAAAGACTAGAGCTTTGTCACCGTGCTTTAAGATTAAGACACGAAAGACTGCTTGGAACGCCTTCTGATGTTGCCCCTATTTTGTGGCAGCATGGAGCGATTGCTAGACTAAAAGAGGGTGAATTGATTGATAAGCTACTTTATAATGGCTATTCAACAATCTCTCTTGGTTATGCAGGGCTTTGTGAAATGTGCTATTACATGATTGGTGAAACACATACATCAAAGAAGGGCGAAGAGTTTGCTCTAAAAGTAATGCAAAGGCTTAACGATAAGTGCAACGAGTGGAAAGCCGCTGAAAATATCAGTTACTCGGTGTACGGTACTCCTACATTGATTCCGTGGGGGCTTGTAGCGTAAGCTGCAATGAAAAAACTGCCTAACGAATTTAATATTCGGTGTGTGAGAGACAGCGTAAGCTGGACTGTCAGGAAATGGACAGTTGCTCTCATGCTAACAGGGGAAGCATGGCAATCCTGTGCTAAATCTAGTTAATTGATTATTAATACTAAAGAAAGGAGGTAAATATGAAACTACCTAAAACCGCAAAGCGGATTAAAAACAGCAAGGATTATATAGATATAGATGGTACTGTGTATACACATAGAAGCCATTATAAAGGTAAAGATAATCTTGTTATGAAAGCTCAAAGGATAATAAAGGGTTATAAATACTGTGGCATATACGACAATGAAACTAAAAGATGTAAAGGTCGGAGAGTTCATAGAGTTGTTGCAGAAACATTTATACCTAATCCAAAGGGGCTTCCTCTGGTTGGCCACAAAAATAATATAAAATCCGATAATAGAGTTGAAAACCTATACTGGACGACCAACCAAGAAAATATTCAGAAGGCTCATGATGACGGTCTTTGTCCACAAGATAAAGGGATAGATGATTCGCAATCAAAACCAGTAGTTATGTATAATACGCTAACTAATGAAATAATGGGCGAATTTGGTTCTATTTGTGAGGCGGTAAGAGAAACGGGTTTACCTAAGACTACTATTTCAAGACAAGCCAAATATCATAGACCAGTAAGAAGATCTTATTTCTTCCGATATAAAGATGATGAAGTTGCAAATCTAAATTCAATAATAGGAATGTTTGATTACAACACTGATCGATTAATAAAAACATTCTATAGTATTGCAAACGCAAGCAAGGAAACGGGGGTTTGTGAAAAAACTATTTCGGAACAAGTTAAAAAGGGAAAGCCTAAACTAAAATACAGCAATCAATACTTTAAACAATTAACTAGTAAATGTGAACAGACTATCGAAAGCTAGAATGCGAGTAGAGTAGCGAAAGCGAAAGAGTAGTCACCGTTGTGAAAACGGTTGGAAATATAGTCGAACAATGATGGAATCAACAACTTACAAGTTTGCTAAAAACCTTAAGAAGAAATTTGGTGTAATTCCTCATGTTACAGATAAGAACTACATAACTAACAGCTATCACGTTCATGTAACAGAGAAAATAGATGCCTTCTCTAAATTGAAGTTTGAATCGAAGTTCCAGAAGCTATCACCAGGTGGTGCAATCAGCTATGTAGAAATTCCAAATATGCAGCATAATATTGAAGCTGTGCTTGATGTAATGAAGTATATTTACGAAAACATCATGTATGCGGAATTAAACACTAAGAGTGATTACTGCCAAGTTTGTGGTTACGAGGGCGAAATATCAATAGTTGATGGTCCAGATGGTAAACCAATATGGGAATGCCCTAATTGTGGAAACCATAATCACGACAAGATGAATACTGCTAGAAGAGTATGCGGTTATATCGGCAATAATGACTTTAATGCTGGAAGAATGGAAGAAGTAAAAGAAAGAGTACTTCACCTATAATATTAAGCCCCTCACGGGGCTTTTTATTATGCCCAAAATCGTGCGAAATTTGACCATAGCGAGGTTTTTAGATGCTTATTGGGTATTTATACCACCGCTAGAGAAATTTACGAGAAAACGCAAATATTTAGTAAATAGATTTTCGCAGATGAATATTTTGCAAAATATTTTTATCAATAAAATACTCATCTGCGAAAATAAATATAAAGAAGTCAAACTTATATCTTTTAACTTTTTAGTTTTTATTTTAGTTTTTTGATATTTTGTTTTAGTTTTAGTTTGTGATTGGTAGAATCAGGGAAGAAAATATGTCTCAAAAGGCTTTAGAATGAGATATGTGTTTAAAGGTTTCGCCGACAAGTAATAAATTCTCATCTGCGAAAACGGCTTGCTTATCATAGGCAAATAAGTTATAATATTTCCATATCATAGTTTGATTTTATAGTATGATTTTAAAGTCGCAGTACAGGGCGTAGCCCGTTTATATAAATTGACAGCAAACCGAGAGGTTTGTTTTTTAGTTTCCAGATATACCTTAAGGTGTATCTTTTTATATACAAGATTATCGTTATTAAAACAAAAGGAGAAATGAAAATGAGTAATTCAATGATTCCAGAGAAGAAGGATGAGATTCTTGAAATTATCGAGAACTCAGAGCTTACAACAAGAGAGTATCTTACTGAGATGCTACATCTCAGCGATCGCAAAATTAGGTGTTCTATAGAGAGCCTTCGTAGAGATGGCTTTCCAATCATCAATGGTATAAAAAGCGGTTATCGCTTAGCTGATGATGAAGCCGAGTACCGCAACTGGCGTGATAGAGAGGTTGCAAGAGCCAAGAGTATTCTATATACAATTGGCAAAATGGATAAGGCATACAAGGACTGTAATCAGCTAATGGTTGCAGACCTTGAGGATTTATTAGTTTAAAAAGAAAAGGAGAAGGTAAAAATGAAGAGAGATCTAGGGGCGGTTGACTGCCTAGCAAATTTCGCAGATGAAAATGATATGCTAAATTTCCTAGAGGAAATGGATGCTTCTGATGAGTGGCTTATTGGCAACATTAGTTCCGTTCTTACTAATTGGGAAAATGACGAAGGTCATTTAAAAGTGAGAGTTGATGACGAGCTTAAAGATTATCCTCTTTCGCCTTTAGCAATTCCAGCGTTAGAGCGTAGAAGCGGAGATGATGCTAGTGGTCATGAATTAATGACTATAGAGCAGATTCTAAACTCCATGAACAACTACTGGAAGCTGCATGATGAAAAGGAAGAGGGAAAGTTCCTGCTTAGAGGAGGAATGATTCTTTCTGCTGGTTCTCGTCAGTATGAACCAATCCCGCAGATGGATTTGGCTAGTAATTTTGCAAATCACTGCAACGTAAATGGTGGTAAGTTCCATAGTGGGTTTTATACTCATGAAGGAACAAGCATTATTTACGAAGCAAAGAACGTAAAGGGAACAAGATTTGGCTCTGCTTGGATCAAGATGGGGCTTAGTCCAAATCTATTAGATGAGGCTACAATACTCTATCAGTTGCATACAGATGATGTATCTGGTTCAGCAGCTAGAGTTAATGCCGTTCTAAAGGTTGGCGGCTCTACGTTCCAGCTTGGTGAGGTTATCACCGTAAAGCACAGAGTTGGTTCTGGCTCGCTTAATGAGTTTTTATCAGCACTGGCTCAGCTTGATGATGATATAAGTGAGGATCTTGGTAAAATGCGTGTTCTTATGAATACACCAATCAAGAACCCAACAAATACGTTGATCTCCGCAATCAAAAAGGCGGGGCTTCACAAAATATCAAAAAAGGCTTGCAAGGAAATAGTTGAAAATGCTTTCTTCGCTAGAGAAGAAACTGCTTTCACTATATACATCTCACTTAGTGAAGTGACTAATACAGAGATTGGTAGCAAGCTATCGGAAGACAGAAAGTTGAGGCTACAGAGTGCAATAAGAACGCTTCTTAATGCTAATTGGTCAAAGCTTGATGTTGCTGGTGATGTAGAACTATAATGCTTAAGGGAGATTTACTCTCCCTTTATTAATTTGAAAAGGAGAAAATAATGAAAATAAGTAAAGAATTACTAAAAGAAAGTGTGCAGCATGGACTACAGGATATTCTCGAACAGGGCTTTCCTAAGGACAAGCTGATGGAAATTCTAAAGGTTGCTAGACCTATTGGAGATACTGTATATATATCAGAGAAGCTCGGCTCTGCCGACTTTGATGAGTTTTTTACAGAGTCAAGAAAGCACGGCTTAGATAACTCCATTGATTATGCGTATGGTGGAAGTACCGTGCCTTCAATCAATGGTATATCGCCATTCGTTGCTCCTGTTGATGTTTATATGGAGATGCTTGATCTTCCGTATGAAGCAAAGGATGATGATGACGATGCAAAGGCAGATATTTTCTATGCTGGCCATCAGGTAGAGCCTGTACTTCGAAATTATTTCAGGAGACAGTTTGGTGACAGATATATTGTTGTCAACACAGACCTACAATGGCAGTCAAAAAAGTGGAAACACTATTTGATGAACATTGACGGTTTGTTATACGACAAGCAGACTGGCCAAGCAGGCATTCTTGAGATTAAGCACACCAGTCATATGAATATCGGAACAATCAAAGAGTTTGAGGCTGATGTTGTACCAGCTCATTATGATGCACAGGGTCGTTCTTACACAGAGGGTTTTAACCTAGACTTTTGTGTATTCTTTCTTGGCTGGGGCTTAAGACCTGAGTTCACAAAGGCGGTTAGAGTTGAGAGAGAGCAAATGCTTGGAGAGAGTCTCCTTGATGTTTGCGAGATGTTCGTTAGCAAGAACGTAATGGAGAAAAACCCTCCTTCGTTCATGAATGTTAGGGATCGAAAACTCGTTCGCAGATGCATTGAAGAAATCTATGGCGAAGTTGATCAAAACAAACAGCCATGTGAATTTGATGAGTCTATGACGCCAGTCTTTGAAGAGCTTATGCTAAAGAAGAAAGCGTATGATGAGCTTAAAAAGAAAGAAAACGAGGCTAAGAAGAAAACAGAGGAAGCTCTTGCTGAATACGAAGAGTTGCAGCTACCATTTATTGAGATCATGAAAGATGCTCCATATGGTATTGTGCTTGGTGGTGACGGCAAAAGACATACCCTCTGGTACAACACGAGGAATACTGTAAGCCTTGAGAAGTTAATGACTGAATTTCCTGATGCATACAAGATGGCTCAAAAGCCAGCTATTGACACGGCGGCACTTAAGAAGAACTCGCCAGAGGCTTATAAGGCGTGCTACTTGCCATCAAACGGCAAGAGAAGTTTTAAGGTTAAATAGAAAGGGGGTTTAATATCCCCTTTTATTAAGGAGGAGAAATGAAAATAGAAGGAAGGTTCACAAAGGACCTTTTTAGTAGAGATGCTTTTGCCATAAAACTCTTTAAGGCATACGAACCTATGGAAATGCCAGATGGCTCTATGGAATCATCGTTTGCTGTAAAAGGCGTTTTGCCAAACACAGTTTTTGATGTGACTCTTGAAGGAGAATTTGATCCAATACCTTTTGTTAGTGCAAAGGGTAAAAGATTTACGTTTTCCGCAACAAGCTGTGAAGAACAACGTGTTGCCAATAGAAGCGGTATTACTAAATACCTTACTTCCATAAACGGAATTGGTGAAACTCTAGCTAAAAGAATTTATGAGATGTTTGGAGACGAAACATTTGATGTTCTTGATGATGACATTGAGAAACTGAAAAGTGTTCAGGGCGTTGGCAAGAAAAACTTCGAGCTTATCAAAGAGGACTACATGTCTAGGGGCGCAGCTAAAGATGTTTATGCTTATTTGCTTCCATTTGGCATTGGCATGAATAAAATTGGCAAACTTTATGATAGGTTTGGAAGAAATACAGCCAAGGTTGTAAAAGAAGATCCATATAGGTTATTCATGAAAGGTTATTTCAGCTTTAATGTTGCTGAGAAAATCTTCAAAAGCCTAAATGGGGATTCGTTAGCCCCAAACAGAGTCAAAGGTGCAATATTCCATGTTCTATACAATGTAGAACAGCTAGGACACACCTACTGCACTTGGGCCAATCTTTTAGACAACATCTATAAGTTATTTGGCGTTGAGAAGCTGCCAAAATCAGAAAGAGTGCCGATTGCAGAAAAAGTCAGAAGTGCTTGTAAGAGTATGGAAGGCAAAGAAATTTACTGTCGCACAAGACTAAAAGATGGAACGCCGATATTCTACCGTGCTGTTACTGGCTATGCTGAGTACAATGCGGCTAAAGAAATAAAAAGAATAATGGAAAGTTCTCCATCTGAAAATAGATCTTATATGGATGATATTGTTGATGCAGAGAAGGAGCTTGGCATTCTTCTCTCGCCAGAACAGGAAGCTGCTGTTGAAACAGTTATGAACTCTCAGTTCTCTGTTGTTACGGGTGGTCCAGGTACTGGCAAAACATCATTTCAGAAAGTCTTATTCAATGTCTTTGAGCGATACAGTAATGATGGCATTATGCTTGCAGCACCTACTGGTAGAGCGGCAAGAAGGATGACAGAAAGCTCTGGGCTTCCATCAGGAACAATTCATCAGACACTTGGCCTTCTGGCTACAGATGATGGTGATTTTATCAATACGGAAGATAGTTCTGTTATTGATACAGGGCTACTAGTTGTTGATGAGGTTTCAATGCTGGATATTTTTCTAGCAGATAAGTTATTTACAGCAATATCAAGAGGCACTAAGATTGTATGTGTCGGTGATATTTATCAGTTACCTTCTGTTGGTGCTGGTGCGGTACTTAAAAGCATGATTGACTCAGGCGAAGTTCCAGTAATCACCTTTACAAAGATTTTTAGACAAGCTGGAAATTCTTCCATTGCAATCAATGCCGCTAGAATTAATCACGGGATAAAGGAGATGGATTTTGATGATTCGTTTGTGTTTATTCCAAGAGACAGTTCAGAAGATATTGTTGAAACTGTTAAAGTAGAGTATGAAAAAGCTCTAAAAGAGTATGGTGATGATGAGACTATTGTTCTTACGCCATACAGAAAGAAGACGGCTACAGGAGTAAATGAAATAAATCCTATTCTCAAGGAGATCATAAATCCAATACCTAGTCATGTTAATGGCAGAAATAAGGTTGATAATATGGATTTATATCTTGGAGATAAAGTTATGTTTACCAAAAATAAAGGTGAACTAACAAATGGAGACATCGGATATATTACCAAGATTGAAGTCTCTGGTAAATCGCAGATTGTTACTTGCGACTTTGGTGATGATAGGGTTGTTGAGCTTGCTGGTGCTGAGCTAGACTGCTTGGTTCAGGCTTATGCTTGTACAGTCCATAAATCACAGGGTGCTGAATATAAATGTTGTATCATAATTATTGATCCAAAGCATGAAATACTGCTTAAGAGAAATCTTGTATATACAGCAATCACAAGAGCCAAAGAAAAAGTTATTCTTATTGGCGATATTGATGCTTATACAAGAAGTATTGATAAAGAAGATACGTCTAGCAGAAATACCCAACTTGATGATATTATTACTCTTGAAATGTCAAAATAATAAATTAGCCCCATTAGGGGCTTTTTTTATTTGGGAAATATGCTATAATTATGATATAATATTTTTGAAAGGAGAGAATTATGGAGAATACAAAGCCAAATGTTAAAGAGGAAGTTAAGGAAGTAAAGGCAGAAAAGCCAGCACCAGCTTCACTCACCAGATACCCAGAAATTGAGGGTAAAGTCGAAAAGATGATTGAGTCTGGTGATATTGATAGCGTTCTTCTTCTTAATGAGCTTACACTAGCTAGAAATCTTGAGGATATGTCGGCTAAAGAAGTTAAGCAGTTCGGAGTTGTTTTTGCAGCACTAAGCACAAAGGATGGAATCATGAAAAGAGCTGGCGTATATAATACATCAGTTATCACAGATCCAGAGGATGCGGAAGATATACTGCTTAGAGAAGATTTACACAACAAGGATGTTCTCGCCGTACCAAGACGATCGGTATTTGCAAACGGACATTTTAACAAGTAAGTTCTTGAGGGCTATAGGCCCTCTTTTATTGTGCCCAAAATCATGCGAAATTTGACCGTAGCGAGGTTTTTATGCATTTATTGGGTATTTATACCGCCACAAAGAAAACCTCTGGGAAAATGCCAATATCGCCAAATAATTTTTCGCAGATGAATAATTTATAAAATGGCGTCATCAGCAAAATACTCATATGCGAAAATGCTAATCGCAGATGGATAAAGCGGTGGTCTTTGAAATAGTCTCCAAGTATGATATAATATAAGTATAGAAAAGAAGGAAACCCAAGGGTTTAACCATAAGGATGATGGCCTTTTTAGATATGTATAGATAATATATTAAAAACGGGTATAATTAGATGGTATATTGATACTCAAAAAAATAAGGCCATAGGTGTTTAAATGAATAAAGGCGTTAAGTTTAGAATATATCCAAATAAAGAGCAACAAAATTTAATAAATCAGACGCTTGGTTGTTGTAGGCTTGTATACAACCTAGGTCTTGATATGCGTAATAAGGCTTTTGAAGATGGCGAAAAAGTTAATTATTCTAAAACATCTGCAATGCTCACTGAGCTCAAAAGGAGTGATGAGTTTTCGTTTCTTAGGGATGCAGATTCTGTGGCTTTACAACAGTCGCTTCGAGATCTTGATAAGGGCTTTGTTAACTTTTTTCAGAAGCGTGCAAGACATCCTCAGTTTAAGAGTAAACACAACAACCATCAATCCTATAGAACAATGAACCAAAATAATAAAATCCGTATTGTAGGTAAGTGTATTAAACTTCCTAAGCTTGGATATGTAAAATTCAGGCAATCTATGGAAGTAGGACATATTAACAATGCAACGATTAAAAGAACGCCTACAGGTAAATATTTTGTAGTTCTTAATGTTGATTTTGAACCAAAGGTAAAACAAAATGCTGGTGGCTCTATCGGTATTGATGTCGGTATTAAAGAGTTCTATTCTGACAGTAACGGTAATGTTGTTTCAAATCCGAAGTTTCTTGAAAAGTCATCAAGGAAGCTTCGCCGAGAGCAGCGAAAATTATCACGCAAAAAGAAAAACTCCAATAACCGTAACAAACAACGTATCAGAGTAGCTAAGGTCCACGAGAAGATTACAAACCAAAGAGATGATTTTTTACAAAAAATATCAACTATGCTAATTAGCGAAAACCAAGTAATTTGCATAGAGGATCTAAAAATAAAAAATATGGTGCATAATCATAAACTGGCAAGATGTATAAGCTCTGTGTCATGGGGTAAGTTCTTTGGCATGCTAGAGTATAAAGCTAATTGGTATGACAATGAAGTAATTAAAGTGCCAACAATATACCCAAGCAGCCAGACTTGTTCATGCTGTGGATATAAAAACCCGTTAGTTAAGAATCTAGCTGTGCGTAAATGGGAGTGTCCTAACTGTCATACAAAGCATGACAGAGACACCAATGCAAGCATAAACATACTAAATAAAGGGCTATCCATAGCCTAAAAACTGCACCGTAGGGCATACGGAAACAGTATAATCTAGCTTGTGGAGACCGTGTAAAACTAAGCTTTTATAGCAATGTAGTGGTCGTTGAAGCAAGAATCCTCTATTGTGAGGAGTGTCAAGGATTTGAAATTGAAAGAGTCTTGTTAGTTGCTCATGGAGGATGGCACAACGATACTATATGTACGGTTGAAAGAAAAGTAAGAAATATGTAAAAAAATAGCGGGTTAATCCCGCTAATTTTAATTACAGTAATTTAGCTGCTTCGTTTGCTAGTGCCGATCGCTCGCATTCAGATTGCAACATTGTTATCTGCCAAGCTAAAGGGCTTTCTTTCATCTTGTCCATGATATAAGATAATCCGTTCGTTCTCTTGTCTATATAGGTTTTATCGATCTGCTCTGGATCTCCGCATAATACTATTTTTGTTCCCTTGCCAGCTCTGGTTAAAATTCCTTTTGCTTGCGTTACGGTGAGGTTTTGGGCCTCATCAATAATAAGATAAGTGTTTGTTAAAGACCTTCCCCTAATGAATGTTAAAGATTCAGTTTCAATCATTCCTCTTATTTGCTCTTTTGATAAAGATTTAGTTGCTGCATTAATTTCTTTTTCTAGCTTAACGATAGCTGAATGTAGCTCATTTATCTGTTTCTTTAGCTTTTTCTTTTGATTTTTAGGTGTATATTGACTATCTCTTTTCTTTTCAAGATTCTTTAAACGATTCTTCTCAGAAGTTAATCGCCTTTCTTTCTTCCCATTATCCCCTTTTGGATCTTGCCAGTTTTTAAGCAAAACATCAAGATTATCCATGATTGGTCTCATTAGTCCTGATACCTTTTTCTTTTCATCACCAGGGAGGAAGCCAATATCTCCATCAAATCCAGAGTTAGGCCTACAAACAAGCACTTTGTCATATTTGCCATTGATAACTTCGCTTAAACCACAAGCTAGACTGTAAAATGTCTTAGCTGTTCCTGCTGCACCTATAATGATAACTGCTGGTGCAATATCTGCTGAGGACAAGAGGGCCTCTTGCATAAAATACTGCCCGTTGTTTCTTGGCGTTACTCCTAATGGTTTTCTGCTTTTGTGTCTAAGCGGCTGCTCTACGCCATTGACATATCTTTTCAATGCACCATTACTCTCAATGAACTGGTTTGGATATTCGGCAGTTTTAGTAGTTCTTCCTGTATACAATTGCTCTGGCACTTGTTCGCTTTTATAGTCCTCTGCTTGGAATCCAGCAACTCTTGCTTTCAGTCTCAGATTCAAATCTCTAGTAACAAAAACAACTGGAGTTGAAAGACCTTCCATTGCTACATTATATCTTACATAACTAACAGCAGCCAAAATTTTGTTATCATTTATGCTTGCATCACTAGTTAATAAAGGCATAGTTTTGTCTATATTCGTTTCAACTTTTATGAGACCATGATTTGGCAATCCAACTCCGATATTAATATCTCCTTCATTGCTTAGCAGTTCAAGCCTTCTTATTATGTCTCTAGCAGCTTTTGCAAGTTCTGGGTTTTTATCCGTTTTCTTACGATCAAGCTCTTCAATTACAGTTAGTGGTATGACAACTGTATTGTCTTTAAAGTTCAGAATTGCTGTTGGATCTTGTAGTAAAACATTTGTGTCTAAAACAAATATTTTATTTTCCTCTAAATATAAGCTCATATCGTTTTCTGTTTTATTCATAATCCTTCGCCTTTCCAACGGCTTCGTAGCCTAATATTGTATTAAAGTTTATATAACCGTCACTGCCAATAAATTCTCTCTCGTCTTCTCTAACATATATGATTACCTCAGAGCCTTCGTCTATTAAGTGATTTTCTTTATAGTAAGGTATTCTATATGTTTTATCATCTCGTGATTTAACAAGAAAGCTTTTAATTGTAGGTCCTTTCTTCTTGATGGATATATCTATGATTGGCTTCTCATATGCTTCACATACGCCAACTATCTCTCTATATCCTACTCGGCTGATTGATAATATTCTTAAATATCCAATAAGGCCCACTCCAATTCCAACAAGTATACTAATTATTATTCCCCATATATTAGCTAATATAAGGTTTAAGATACCTCCAGCTCCAGCTATTATTAGTCCTATTTTATAGAACTTTATCGCATTTTCTGCTACAGATATTGGAATATCGTATTCACCATAACTAAACAATTCTTTTATTTTTTTCATTTCTTACCTCTTTTCTTTTCTGAGAACTCAAGACCTATAGTTAGTTGTGTTTCAGATTCTTTTAGCTTTCCTCCGCACTTATAACAACCAGCAGGATTATTTGATTGGACTGCTCCGCAAGATATACACTCGTGGGCCTTTATAAGCTTTAGCATGGCTGGGAACGAGTTGCCTGATTTACTCTTAAATCCTGAAATTTCTTTTGTCTTGCCTTTTGTTACAAGCTCCTTTAGAACTGTTTCGCTTATATTTTTACCTATAAACTTCTTTGGAACTCTAAAGGCGCAACCTTCTTTGTAGCCACTACATACATATCCATCTTTAAAGTTAAGCATTTTCTTTCCGCAAACAGGGCAATTAATATCCATCTCAACATTATTTGTAGATATTTGAGTTACTTTATTTCTCTCCATTTCATTACACCACTCTGTGGCTTTTTGATTAATGCTTAAAAGGAATGCCCTCAGCTTAGAAACACACTCTTTTGGAGTTGAACTCTCTATTTCATCAAGTTCTTGTTCCCATCTTGCGGTAAGTATTGGAGACTTAATATCATCTATTGTAATAGACTCTATTGCGGATATTCCCTTATCTGTAGGATAAATTGTGCTTTTCTTTCGTTCAACAAAGTTCATGTTTATAAGTCTCTCCATGATTGAGGCTCTCGTTGACGGTCTACCAATTCCCTCGCTTTTCTTAAGGTATTCTCTAGCTGTTTCGTCTTCCATCTTGCGACCGCAGTTTTTCATTGCTGTAATAAGTGTCGCCTCTGTATACCTAATAGGTGGAGTTGAAGTTTGCTCGTAAACGCTATATTCGCCAGTAGTTTTTACTTGTTCGGCTATACTATTTGGCAACTCAGAATTATTCACGCTACGCTGCTTTACATTAAGTGCCATAAATCCTAATTGCTTTAATATTGTCCCATTAGTCTTAAATTCTTCACTACCAACCATAGTCGTTACTACTGTTTTTTGAGTTTCCATGCTTGGACAAACTGTCATTAGCATCCTTCGGCAAATAAGGTCGTAAATCTTTTCTTGCTTCTCATCAAGTCCTGATGGCATTAGGTCTGTAATTATGATTGCATCATGGCCACTTACTTTCGAGTCATTAAAATATCTATCTGGCATGTTGGTTTTAACTCTACCTTTGTACTGCGGAAATCTGCTATCTATGATTGCTTCAAGCAGAAGCGGAACTTCAAGCTTCTTATCTTCCGTTAGGTAGGTTGAGTCAACTCTTGGATATGTTATAAATCCATGCTCATATAGCGACTGTGCTATTTTAAGAGTCTGATCAAGCGTAAATCCATAGTAGTTATTAGCGTCTACTTGAAGTGCTGTTGTGTCATATAATAGCGGTGGATTTTTCTTTTCAAGCTTCGTTTCAACGCTTGTAATCACGCCGTTCTTATCTAAGTCTTTTATTAGATCCTCTGCAAGCTCCTTCTTTTTGAAGTTTTCCTCTTGTTGAAGTACACCAGTATATTTGTTTCCATCTGGAAGAGTAAATTCGGCAGAAATACCAAAAGTTGTCTCTGGTTTAAAGTTGCGAATTTCATTCTCCCTATTAACAATAAGAGCTAATGTAGGAGTAAATACTCTTCCAACATTAAGCAGCCCTCTATCCTTTGATAAATACAATGTGGCCGCAATAGTGAGGTTCATACCAATAACCCAGTCGGCAATACTTCTAGCTCTAGCTGCGAGTACGAATGGATAATTTTCTGTTGAATTTACGAGATTATTGAAGTCTTTTCTTATCTGCTTCTCTGTTTTGGCATTGTTTCTAAGTCTTAAATATGGCTTGGTTGTGCCAGTTAGATCATAAACATATGCAAATATCAGCTCTCCTTCACGCTCCCAGTCGGTAGCGTTTATAATGAATTCTGTGCTTGGATCGTTGAATATCTTCTTTACTAATTCAAACTGTCTATCATCTCTCTTCCTGAAACGCTCTCTTGCTTTAGGGTCTGGATTGTTATTAAGCCTTCTTTTACTCTCAAACTTAGTTGGAATGTATGGCAATGGAATCTTATACCATTTGTCATATTCTGGCTCATAATCCTTGATGTCTTTTAGTGTGCCAAAATGACCCCAGCCCCATGTTATCTTATATTCTTTTCCTTCATATTTAGTAGAAATATATCCATTTTTGCTGGATAGATTCTTCTTAATATCATCTTGATATTTAGATAAGTTGTCTGTATTTATATGAGTGCCGTTATAGTTAAAACCGCCAAGAGCAGCGGCAAATTTTATTCCCATATCTTCCTTTTCTGCGTATACTACAATCAACTAAATTCCACCTCCCATATTAACTAAAGCTATGGCCGCTATTGCAACAACTAGTATTGCACCAAACGCCCCTCCGAGAACAATAAGCATCTTCTTGTCTCTCCGCTTTACTGTTGTATATTCGCCATTATCAAGTGGCTCTAGTGCATCATAAAAACTATCTTTATTGATCATCTCAGAGGCTTTTATGCTTGCAAGCTCCTCTTCTGTGAGGTCTCCTTCTTCCACTTCTTCGCCATCAATAATATATGTCTTTACATTGCTTTGAGCCTCATACTCTTTAAGCTTTTTCTTCTGTGCCTTTCTTTCTTTTCTTGTTAGTTTGCGTTCAGGCTCGTCTTCTATTTCTTCGATTATTTCATTGAAAGAACCCACGAGCATTGAACCCGTGGGTAGTTTTTCTGAATAATTTGACTCTAATCGCCTTGAACGATAAGTTATTAGCTTATACATGCTTATCTCCTATCTCTATCTGGGTCTATTCTGCCAAAGTAATGATCGTAGTAAAAATCGATTGCTCTAAGGCCCATTACTGCAAACTGCTTTAGGTCGTCACCAGATAGGCCAATCATTATTCTTTGCTCAGCCTCATTGTATTTATAATCTGGAACAACTCCCCCTGTAGTTTCGTTTATCTTAGCTGGACCATCATACGCTGTTATTATAAATGGCTGTGAATTACCAGCACTTATAGTCAATATTCTTGCTTTCATAGTCTTTTTAGATCCGCCCTTAAACTCTCTAACTGGTTTAGGGAATTTGCTTCCGCTTTCCTGTGCAGCTTTCTTGCTTGCAGTAATCATTTTGGCTATATTCCCAGATAGAATATCTCGGCAGAGAACTTCCATTGCAGCCATATCAAAGTAAAAATCAATGCTTGATGTTACTCTGTTTCCCTTTTCTGCTTGCTGGTTAAACATTCTAAATCCAACGCCAATCTTATCTATATCAAACTGCCCTGTCACTTCAATAAGGCTTTTTTGTGTTTTCTTGCACCAGAACTGCAAGTTTCCGTTGTCAAATCTACCGTCTCTCTTAGTCATTTTTCTCTCTCCTTATGCTTTTATTATATCATATTTCATGTATAATTCCAAGCGTTATAAGGCTTTTTCAAACACGTTTTTCATCTCATTATATCTAGCAATATTATACCCAAACACTACAAGTTTCTTGTTTCTGCCTTCGCCAACTGTAAAGGCTTCTGTTACCCATGCAGTCTGATGTTCAAGCAATCTACTACCCCTAAGTCCAGTTCTATATATTGTTATATTACTTATTCTTGCTGGAGACATCTTTACTTTGCCTTTTAATACCTCTGTGTAGATGCTTGCGGTCTCCTCGCTAACGCCATTAGTAGAGTCATAATTGCTCATATTTGGGGCTTCTGTCGGAAACGAATCAGAGAAATAAATGTTGCCAGACTCATACTTCTTGATCGTATATTTCTTTCCAACATCAAAAACATCAATAAACGCCCCAGCTAAAGAACTTTGGCTATCAGCAGGAACTTGATACATAGTTCCGCTACCTAGCTCTTTATCTCCTATTGTATACTGCTTGAACTGATTAGGTAATTTTAAAGAAAATCCTTTTGTGATCTCCACTTTTCTTGTGTCTTTAAATGACTCATCAACGCTTGATATATTCTTTGCCATATAGTCAACAACGGCTTTTTCTTTTTCAAAATTATCAGATGAGGTTATCATTGATATAGATGTTGCTACATTTTTATACTGAATGTAATATCGCCTTTCTGACACATTAGCGTTTCTTGTCGTTTGCTTGCCTTGTAGCAAGTTCAGTTTTGGGTAGTCCTCTACTGACAAAAGCAGATCTTTTTTACTTACTTCTGAGCCGCTATTTGGCTTCTCGACATTCTGATCGATATATCTCTTATATGTACTGTTGTTTACAACAAAATCTTCATATGCAATCTTCGGTGCTAGTAAAGTTTTTACAGTACCTATATTGCTATAACCAGATTCGCCATCTGACGATTCAATATCTGTATCGTTCATTGAGTGTTCAATATATATTGTCGTATTCGTGCTTGGCTCGGTAAGTTTTATAAGATTGGCCGCATACACTTCTTTCGTAAATTTTCGTGGATAAGGCATGCTATACCCAGCATAGCAATCATCCATTTTAAGCATCTTATAACCCGTATTGTTTTCTGTTCCTTGAAATGGTTTATCAGAAGCATCCGATTTACTCTTTTCTGTTTTTACTGTATCTATCTTTCCTATATCTTGCTTTTCTTTGCCACAAGCCGTTATTCCAAAGCTTAATGCACATATAAGTCCAATTGATAATATGCTCTTTTTGTTCATGTCTACCTCCTATTTCCCCTCATTATATCACATTTGGCTAAAGAGACAAAGTATGTTATAATTACGATATTTGGAGGTTATATATGAAAAGAAAAAGAAGAAAAAAAGAGCGTTTTTCTAGTGCTAATCATCATAAAAATGCTCTATTGAATACAGGAGATGGCGGTCAGACCAAAAGAAAGAAAAGGCTTTCCAAAAAGCAAAAAAGAATAAGGATTATAGTTGGAGTTATCGTTTTCTTGCTTATGATAAGTGCTGGGGCGTTTGTAAAAAACATCCTCAATGAAAGACAGCTTGAAAAAGAAAGGCTTCAAACTGGCGAGATTATCCATCAAAAAGCAGATAAGAAAAATGTTGATGCAGAAGGCAATCAGATAGTTGATAATGCAACAGCCGATATACATATTATTAACGTAGGACAAGGAGCTGCTGTACTCGTAAAAAACGGCGACAATGAAGCATTGATTGACGGAGGAAGTGGGTCAGCTACAACAACATACCTGAAATCCATTATCAATGATGGTGAGCTTGAATATGTAGTTAGCACTAATACTTCGCCTGAATATATTGGCGGTCTTCCAGAGGTTTATAGCAACTTCAAGGTTGGGAAAACAATATATGGCAAGAAAGATAAAAGTGACGGATTTAAAGCCCTTAAAAAGGTTGCAAAGAAGGCTAAGCAAGCAAATAATCAAACAATAGACCTCGGAAATGGTATCTCTATTGATGTTATTAAGCCTAAATATAGCGATAGTGCTATATGCGTTGTCTCTCTTGGTGATAAACGAGTTGTGCTTGGTGGCAACTCTACAAAAAAAGATATGCAGAGGCTAAAAGGCAAATATCAAGCAGTATCAGCATATCTCGTTGAGGGAAGTGGGAAATTATCTCCATCCGAAAGTGTGATTGCAGCATGGAAACCTCAATATGCAATTATTTCTTCCTCAGCACCAAAAGATAATGCAAATTCATCTCCAAGCAGAGAGTGTATGGATCTGTTATACAAGCATTGTGGTCAAACATTCGCAACGTATAAATCTGGAACTATTAAGCTAACGCTATCAACACAATCATTAGATATATCTGTAAAAGATGATTCTGGAATTACACCAGATTCTTATGCAAACTAGGGGCTACAAGCCCCTTTTATTATGCCCGAATTCTTGCGAAATTTGACTGTAGCGAGGTTTTTATGATGTTTAGGTATAATTAGTCATCTATGAATTATTCATCTGCGAATGGTGTTTTCGCAGACAAGTATTTTCTTTTGACAGTTTTCGCAGATAAGTATTTCATCTTATAGACCTTGCTGCTTAGTAAAATATTCATATGCGAATCCACTTAAATGTTTGTTGCTTTATAATGATAATTAAGGTATAATGTTCACATATAAAGTTTGCTTTTATAGTCTGTTTCAGTAGTATTTGCAAATTTTATAAATATATATATTGTTGCGGGCGTATGCTCGTTTTTTTTATTAAAAAAAGGAGATAAAAATGAAGAAAAAGGACTTTATGAAGAAAATTCAGGCGAACAGGAATACAGATTCTGAGTTCGCAAGACTACTTGAGGCATCACTATCAGAAACAGATAATGAACTTGCTAGAATAGTAGAGAAAAAAGGGAAGAGCCTTAATGGTGCTTCCAAAGAATACAAAGGCTTCATTATGGAAGCGAGCATGAAGTAGTAAAGGAGAGAATTAAAATGACAAAGACAAAAGCAAAAACAAACAGCTACATGCTAAATAAAGTTGAGGGATTTAACCCTTTTGATTTCGTTAAGGAATCATTTGATTGCTATGGCGATCCAGTAATTGGTTCTAACGGTGAGCAGAAAAAATATCTACCAACAGCAGCAAAGATATTTTGGTTTAGACTTTTCTATCCAAACGGAAGATTCCGTATTACAAGGATAGAAAATGGCAATCCTTATGTTGCGATCTTCAATGCGGAGGTTTTCGCAGATAAGGATGATGAGAATCCTATTTCAACATGGGAATATGGAGTTGTAGCATCTAAAGATGATGCTGGTAGTTTCACAAGTTCTATTCAGGCTGCTGAAACAGTTGCACTTGGCAAGGCTCTATCAAGAGCTGGATTCGGTTGTGAAATCGAAATGCTTCTGGATATTGATCCAGATGAGCCAGCTCCAAAAGAAGATAAGGCTGAACCAAAGAAGCGTGCTAAATCTTCTAAGAAAGCAGAGAAGGTCGAGGTTAAAGACGAAGCTCCAGTTAAAGAGGAAGCACAGCAGATCAGTGATGATGAAATTGCGGATCTAATGGAGGCAGCATGCAAAGATGCCGAGGTTGAAGAGCCAAAGGTCGAGGAAGAGCCTAAAGAAGCCCCTGTTGATGAAGCATCTGATGTAAGCGAAGAAGCTAAAGAAGAGCCATCAGAGGAGGTAGCAGAAGAGAGTGGAATGACTCTCGAAGAAGCACTTGCTACACCAATCAAGGCATCAAAAAATGCTGGTGTAAAGATTGCTAACCTTGAGGGTAAGACGCTTGGCGAAGCTATAGAAGACTATGCTGGTTTTGAAGAAACTTTGCTTAGACCAAATATGGCTAAACAAGTAACGCCAGAAGTAGTTGAGGCTGCTAAAGTCATTATTGGAAAAAGGAAGTAATATATAGGCGGTTAAAATACCGCCTTTTATTATTAAAAGGAGGTGTAATATGGATATATCAATGCTTGATGTTATCCATGATTTAGGCTTGCCAGTCAAGCTTAGAAAGACTAGTGGAGATATGGATTGCCCCGTATGCGGTGGTAAGAAAACTCTCCATTTTGATCTAAATCGAGAGGTATTTAATTGTCCGAAGTGCGGATCAATAGGTGGAGGAGTTCTTGATGCGTGGGCGTTTTTTAGAAATGTTGAAGGTATCAACAAGAAAGAAAAACGTAAAAATGCAAAAGACGATCTTGAAAGTTTTTATAGAACAGAAGAGGTTGTCGAAGGCTGGCAAGATTTAAGAAAAGAAAGAGAACTTATTCTTCCACCAGCCAAAGAATACGAACTCGCCCCAATTGAGCCAAGAGATTATACATATAAAAATCTCTTAGATATGCTAAAACTTACAGAGGCTCACAGAAGGAGTTTGCACAAAAGAGGGCTAACAGACGAAGACATTAAAGCCTATGGTTTTAAAAGTTTTCCTAGAGCTAATCTCGCAGGAATTGCTTCGTCATTACTCTTTAAAGGGTGCAACCTTAAGGGGGTGCCAGGGTTCTATCAGGACGAACAAGATAACTGGACTCTAACATCTTATGGGAATGGAATTCTTATTCCTGTTAGAAACGCAAAAGGACAAATACTTGCATTTCAGGTCAGATTGGATAACGGAAAACCTAAATATTTAACGCTATCATCATCTGGCAAGTACAACGGCGCAAGTGCTAAAACATTTGTACATTTTGCAACTAAAGAGTATTCAGATGTATCTACAGTCAAGAAGGTAATTCTTACGGAAGGACCTCTAAAGGGAGATATAATTAATAAATACCTTGATGTTCCAGTTCTAGCTATACCAGGTGTGAACGCTATAAATCACCTAGAAGCTATTATTCCACAGCTAAAAGAGCGTGGCTTAAAAACCGTTGAAATAGCTTTTGACATGGACTTTTACGACAATGAATACGTCAAGAAAGCCCTTATCAAAATGAAGCGTCTATTATCGGATTTCGGCCTAGAATACATTCAATTGGTTTGGGACAAAAGCCAAAAGGGATTAGATGACTTTCTGTTAAACATGAAAAAGGAAACGCAGCAATAGCTGCGTTTTTTTTATGCCTTTAATTGACTTTATTGTTTAATGCTGTATAATATTCTCATATAATTCTCAAATAAGGAGGTATAATGAGTAACATTGATAATACAGTAGATTTGTTCAAGGCTATAAAAAAAGTAGAAGATGAACACGAAAAAGATGGAGTTTACTTTTGGACTACCAAGAAGCTTCTTCAAACCTATAGGGCTTTGAAGAACGATATAGTAAACGAGAAGGTTTTATACTCAATGGATCTGATTGGGCTGGATAGATCAAAAAAGATAGATGATAACATTGACATTCTATTAGCTCTTCCAGATATTGATAACGACATTATTTATCGTTCAAACAAGCTTAAGGCTTTTTGCACAACATCTGAAATTGAACAATGTAAAAACTTTTCTAACATCATTGATGCTGGAATGAAAGCTCTAAAGGCTTTAGATAAACCTAGTTATGATTTGCTATATAACGCCTTTATTAATAAAGAAGTAAAGGATTATCCGTTACTAATTAAAGAATCAGAAATGCCTACACCAACATATTATAGGCATAGAGATTCAGCCATAACCAAGCTGTCAATTGTAATTTTTGGACCATTTGGTCAAAGACATCCGCTATCTAATTTCAAAATCAGTGGTTCAGAAAAGAAGTATAAAAAGTTCTTTGATGTAGCTGACAAAATCGAAGAAATGTTCGGTGATGGATATGAAGGTTAATTTTATGGCGGGCTATCCCGCTTTTTTTATTATAAAAAGGAGGTATATTAATGGGTATAGTTAATTCGTTAGGACTATCAGGGTATCTTCCAGATATGTCTATATTCCGTTCTACCCAAGACTTTATTAATGTAAAAAGTATAGAGAATGGAATGATTATTACCAAGGATGATCGGTATATTAAAATACTAGAAGTCCTTCCAATAAACTTTGATACAAGGCCAATTAAAGACAAAGATAGAGTTATATTCAACTTTGCTCAGTGGTTAGTGATTGCGCCAATCAATATTCAGATTAAGATCATGACAGAGAACAGCGATCCGTCACTACTTATAAAACAAGTAGAAGATAGATATAAAAACGAAGAAGATTATGCTGTAGAGCCACTAGTAAAAAACTATGTAAATTTATTAAGGGCTTTACATATGTCAGGAACTATAGCGAAGAAATTTTACTTGATTATTTCCTATGACGAAACTGGTATTAATAGAGCAACAGACCTACAAGATATATCAATGGAACTTGCAAAGAAGACAGAAGTTGTAAAATCATACTTCATGAAGATGGGGAATATAGTAAACATGATTGGTGAAAACCTTCACTCTCCAAACGCTAGTTCACAGGAAATATGGTCAACGAGTGAGCTATTCTATAAGCTTTTAAATCCTAGAACAAGTCAAAAGGTTAGCTTTAAAGAAAGGGTTCAAAGACTGTACAGCGATACGAAAACTGTTATGGAAGCTGATGATGCAAAGCCACCAATTGATAGCTTGATTGCTCCAACTGGTATAGATGTTTCACCGCCAGACTGCGTTGTCATTGATGGAAGATACTACACTTATCTCCTTGTTCCTAGCAATGGTTATCCTAGTGATGTATGGGCTGGTTGGTTTGAACATATATTCAAATTGAAGGCGGGAGAGTCAGTGGATATATTCCTTCACAAGATTCCAAAGAATAAAATGCTGCAAAAAACATCAAGCGGAATCAAGTTTACTGGGGTTAAGTTATCCGAGAAAAACGAAACTCAGATGGACTATGAGCAGACAGAAAACGCTTTGTCATCTGCAATGTACATCAAGAAGGCAATCAACAATAATGGAGAAGAACCATTCTACATAACCACCATGATTACTCTATCTGATGATAGATATGAGAGCCTCATGGATAGAAGAGATGAACTTATGGAGAGCCTTAAGGCACAAGAAATAACTCTATTGACTCTTCCATATTTACAAGAAGAAGCTATGTATAGTTCGTTGCCGTTGCTCCAGTTAAGTCCAAAGCTGTTTGATAAAGGCAAAAGAAATATCATGACTTTAGGTGTAGCTTCGTCATTTCCATTTGTATCTGCTGACATGACTGATGAGGGTGGATTTATGATTGGAACAGACACTCTAAACGGAACATTATGTATTATCAATCCGTTTGATAGAAAAGCTTACGCTAATGGTAATACAGTTATTCTTGGAACATCTGGTGCTGGTAAAACATATCTGCAGTCAGTTTTAGCGTTAAGAATGAGAGCGACTGGAACACAATGTTTCATTATTGCCCCTCTAAAAGCCCACGAGTTTACGAGAGCATGCAGAGGCGTTCAGGGATCATTTGTAAAGATTTCAGCAGCTTCAAGAAGCCATATAAACGTAATGGATATTAGGCCAGTTGATAACGAAGTAGCAAAAATATTGCAAGGAGAAGATATATTAGAGAATAATATTTACCTTGCTGATAAGATACAGACTATCATTACATTTATAAGTTTGCTTGTGCCAGATCTTGAAAATGATGAGGAACAAACTATAGACACATGCTGCGTAAAAGCTTATGCAAGATATGGGATTACAGAAGATAACGATTCAATATACGTTGATCCTGTGGATAAATCTAAAGGCTTAAAAGAGATGCCAACGCTTGGAGATTTATACGAAGAATTAGAGAACAGCGAAATTTCAAAACGAATCTTGCAGATTTTACAGAAATTTACAACAGGGTCAGCAAAGAGTTTTAACCAAAGAACTAATGTAGACTTAGACAATAAATTTATTGTATTCGATCTATCCGCTCTTGATGGTAGAATGATTCCTGCGGGAATGTTTATCGCATTTGACTTCATTATGGGAAGAATAAAAGAAAATGTTCTCGAACAAAAAATGGTGTTTATTGACGAGGTTTGGCAGCTAATTGGTGCTGGTGGAAACGCAAAAGCCGCTGAGTTTGTACAACGTATGGCTAAAATCCTCAGAGGATATAATGCCGCTATGAGTGTTTCCACACAAGATATTTCTGATTTCTTCGCTCTTGACGGAGGTAAGTATGGCAGTGCCGTTATTGCCAATTCACAGATCAAAATACTGCTAAAAATGGAAGAAAGCGAAAGCTCCTATTTAAAGGGAAAGATAAATCTTAATTACAATGAGCTTCGTGATCTTGAGGGTTATTCAAAAGGACAATGTATTGTTTGTGCTGGATCAAATCATATTCCTATGCAAGTTATAGCTTCGCCTTGGGAACATCAATTGATAACAACAGATGCAGCAAATCTAAAGAAAGTTTATGAAAATATGTTAAGTGAGGTGCAAAATGAAGATGTTAACTAGTATTGTTGTTTGTCCTGAGGGAAGCGAAAAACTGCTGTCTTTATTAGATGAATTTAAGTGCTTGAATAAAGAACAAGTCGTAATGTTCTTAATGCAAACAGATGAAACATTTAATCGAAAAAGATGTGAAGTTATAATTAATAAATTAAAAAAGGTTGGGGTGATTACAGAAAATAATAACTTCATTTCGAGAGATAATCCTGAACCAGATCAAAAATTAATAGATGCATTCTGGGTTCTTCTCCATTATGTAGATGAAAACAGTAATGTATCAAGAGGCCGTTATCCAGCGGAAATTGTGTTTGAACATGATGGCGTTATTTCGGAAATACTTGTTTGTAATAAAGACTTATTAAGTAAGATGGATTTCTTGTCAAAGAGATATAAAAGAAAAAATAAAGTCGAATATCACATTTTGAATAATTCTGAAACGATAGACGAATTGGATGATGAACTTTATCCAGAAGATCCATTCTCGATAATTACTGTATCAGGCGAAGATGAAAAGGGAATACCTAAAATGATGTTCCATGAGGTTATATCAAGCGAAGATATTAATTCAAGACCCAAAGCAAAACCTAGCAGTGATTATATAAGCATTGAGGAAGATGGTGATTATGATGAGTAATAATCAAGATAAGCTTCTTAGTAAGATCTCCGCTATTCAGCGTGGGCTTTTGCAACAAAACAAGGATTTGTCGGTGCTTTATGCAGAACTTTCAAGAGTAAATTCTGTTAGCAAATTTGACTTTAAAAACAATGCCGAGGTTGTTTACAAGCTGGCGTTAGAAACTGAAATGCTTATCAATAAAAGCAGAGATGTTGTTCTTGAATCTGTGTCTTATTTAGAGAAAAACAAGACATCAAAAAGTGCATACAATAACATTGAAAACGGAAAATACAGTGACGTTTTTAAGAAAAAAATAACTCCGTCATTAATATATTTCCGATTCCCAATGCTTACTCCAAAGTATTCAAGACGGCAAGGAAAGTATGAACAGATGTGCGATTATTCTATAAGAAATTACATTAAAGATTCGCTATCAGAGCATCAATCTAAGCATGGATATTTTAATATCTGGGATAAATTCACCATCATTTTCATCCATCATTTTGATGGAAATTCAGAAATTTGCGACACAGATAATTTCGATATTAAGAAGCCAATAGATGCTTTAATTAATGTTTTGATCAAAGATGATGGCGTAAATAATTCTCATATTATTCAATATTCCAAACAAGATAATGCTAATTATACCGAAATGTATATAGCAAAAGGACATAATATTACGGCCGCTATAGACCGCAATTTGCCCCATTTCTAAATAACGAAAAATGCACGTTTTGTAATTCTTGAAAATGCCCCTTTTTAGGGGTGTTTTTTTCGTTAATTAGAAAAGTGTTGAAATTCTAGGCAAAAGTAGTGTAAAATGCAAGGGCAAAACATACGCATTAGGCTCATGGGTATGTTCTGGTCGAGAAAATGGGGGTAAGAAGAAATGCTAATTGAAACAAGAAATATTGTCGATAGAGTCATGAGCCGTCTAGCTGTCTGTGGCGAACTATCTCTAGTAAATATACCAAAGGGATATGAGCGAGATATGACACGGAAGATGCAGCGTGACGGACTGATAACTATCAACAAGAAAAGAGAGACTGTGCGAATAAAGAGTCCTCTCGGTATAGAGTATCTACGGAAGTATGACATAGAACTCTACGAACACTATATGGGTCTGACTAACAACCATGTGTTCAAGAGTACGAAGAGAGATAGACTTAGGTATAGGGAGATAGGTAGGGTGGGAGAGATAATGCTTGCCTCTGGCATCACGATTGACAACATCAAGCTCGAAGAACGAAGCAACATCTTCGGCAGAGAAAACTATGACAACGTGATCGACTCCGTACTCGGAGGAACTATCTTTTTCGGATATAAAAAATTCGCAGATGAGATTTTAGAAATGGTCGCAGGACTCGCAGATGAGAAAAATTATTTTTCAGGCAAATTCGTGAAATCGAACGGAACGCATAAACAGATAACGCCAAGCAAAATAACGGGCATATATTTTTCGAACAGGCGTTCGTATCTTGTATACTACATAAGTGAGTTAGAGACAAAGATGGTGATTAATTCGGAGAAGGGAATGATTGCGTGGCTAAGGAGACTACACGAGAAGGCATATGGTCTTGTAGCAATGAACAAACAAGCGACAGAAAGTCCTAATGGGGAAGCTATAGTTTTTTACAACACAGAGGACGAACTAGAAAGGATGTTATACCCAAGCACGAATAGACATTTTTCACCAAAGCTATTCTCTAGGTATTACATGATACCTGACAATGAGTACAGAGATATGATACTAGCAATGATTGGTCATAAACCTTTTTCGGCAGACGAATTTCTAACATGCGACTACTCTCTGATCGAAAGATTAAAAAACAAAGATGAACCAACAAGCGTTTTGTGTTATGAATGGCAAACTGAGTTTTTGCGAAAGCATCTGAAAGGACATCCAATCACACTAAGAGTGATCACCAAAGAACAAGAACAAGAGATAGCTAATCGTTTTAAATAAGAGATACGCTCCACATCTAGTGGGGCTTTTTCTTTTTCGAAAATAACCAGAGACTCTCTTAGGTTAAAACAAGTTCCGAGTAGACGCCTACTTCAACAAGGCATTACTTGTCATTAGGGTAGGAATAAAGACAGCCTTTAGCCTTTAGCCTTTTCATTTTTCGCAGATGAGAATTCTCAGATAAAGAAAGACTTACTTTCGCATACGACATATTAGCTGAGATGGTGTATGAGATAATCTGGGTGTGTAGTAGGGTGATTGGGTGGATAGATTTTCCTTGTGTGGGGTTTTGGATAAGTAAAGGCTTTATGATACCTTTTCGGAATTAAAGGTGCTTAAAAGAGGGATTATTTTCGCAGATGAATAATTTACGAGTTGACGTTTTACCAAAACACTTGTGTGCGAAAACCATAGGTGGTCGTCTTACTTACAGGCACTTTCGCAAAGCTTATTCTTCACCACGCCAATCATATTAGGTTTGTTTATACGCCCAGATGGTGATTGGGTGAGTAAACCTTTTTCACAGACGAGAAGTTATGGCTGACGGAAGAACATGTCGCACATGAGAAACAGCATCAAATATTTGCGGGGAAATTTTAGCGTAGGAGAGAGAAAAAGTTGTGGGTATAGTTTAATATCGTCTAGGGAGTAATAAGGATTTAGAGGAGAGAAGCGTGATTGGTGGCAATATCTCTTGTGGGGGTTAAGCGTTTCGTGAGGCTTGTTATCATTCGCCGCTTAATTAATTACATCACGGCTAGATTGTTTTCGCAGATGAATAGTTTGATCAGCTCACACAAAAATACTCGTGTGCGAAAACCCCAGATGGTCGTCTTGCCTCAGAACTCATTCCTTTACCTTGCCAATCATACTAGATGTGTTTTATGTGCCTAATGGTAATTGCCAGAGGAATTGTTATTTCGGGAGTGGCTCTACTGTGTAGTTGGGCTGTTTGGAAATATGGAGCTTTATCGTAAGGTGTCCTGCACGACAATTGGTCTGCCTGCACAACTTTTTCGCAGATGAGTATTTTGTGGTTTTTCTCATATGCGAATTTTGCTTAAGGTTCTATGAGTGACACAGGGCGTGGTAACATGTCGTCATCTCCAATCAGGATATATGGGGAGGTGTGTGATTGGTACTGACTCTCTTTGTTGATGTTATATTAGCCGTCTGTGAAATTTATGAATGTCGCCGCTCAACTTTCCCTTGCGAACGATCAGTTTCGCAGATGAGTATTTTGGTGAATAGTTCATTGCCTGTTCTTGACGTGTCGGTGTTTTTCTCATCTGCGATTCTGTTAATTCACAGATGGGTATTACGGCGAAGATGTTCCTCCAATCATGAATAGGGTGATTGGGTGGGCCTTTCTTGTTCGGGCTATGTTGGGTATTAGATTTAATTTGGGAATAGATTAATGATAGGGTGGTCATGATGTGTTTGATGAATTGCTTGCTGCATGTCTGGGAAAGTATTGTTTTCGCAGATGAAAAATTTATGTTCGGATGGGTGTTTGTATTTTAAAATACTTGTCTGCGAATTAGGTGCGAATTTATAAATGCCTCATAGGACTCTTACCATGCCAATCATAATAGACCTGATTTATTTATGAACTATTGATGACTGAATGCATGAGTCTTTACGGGTGGGTTTTCACGTTAATGACCATGAGGATATATAACATGCTTACTGGGTGATTGGGTTAAGTTCTCGTTGTGTAACTTTTATCGAAGCACATAAGAACGTGTCGTCTCCCGTAAAACTAAAAACACTATGGGCGATCCTTTTGAAAGCCTGCCTGTGGTTCGGTGTTGCCTTCACAATATTTTCGCAGATGAATATTTTGCGCCTACAAAATAAAATGCTTGCCTGCTAATAATTACAGAGTGGCATTGACTATGTATAAGTGATCCGCATTGCTCCACCAATCAATGTGTTATGAGTTATGTTTGATATATCTGACTCTATGATTGGCGTGTATGGCATATTACTCCCGTAAGCCCTGTTTAATGTCGGGCGGCTTACGAGTGAACCAGATTTATAACCCTCACTCAACTAGATTGATATAGAGAGTGCTTGGGTGTGGTATTCCCTGTCTGTGTTCTGTGACACCTTGTGGTCTTCTGAGTTTATTTACGCACCTGACTTGCTGTGAACGATTATTTTCGCAGATGAGAATTTTAGAGATAGCGCTTATCTGCGGCGGTCAAAATACTTATATGCGAATTATCTAGGCGTGATGACAAGACTTCTTCATGCAATCATGATACGGATTTAGTGATTGGTGGTATATGCTTATAGACCCTTATGGGTTTGGCGAGTAGTAGTGCTCTGGGAATAAACATAAAGGATTGGGGAATAAAGGCAATATTTTAAGGAGTGGGTGATTGGGTCAGCAGCGTGGGTGTCGTGGATTGTATTAGGGATATTTAAAGATAATGCGACATTGGTTGCTTAGATTGTTTTCGCAGATGAATAATTGACGGTAGGCGGGCTTGCTGAGTTTATATTTTTCTCATATGCGATTTTGCTCAAAGGGGATTTCGGGATGAATGGTTCTCGCCTGATCGGGGATTTATGTTTGGAAGTCCCTCTTTGCTTGATGGCAATAGGCGAATTGTGTGTTTTGCATCCTCGTCTTTACATGCTTACGAATAAAGACATAGTTTTGGGGAGTTAGTCTTGGCGGTATAAATACTGTTTACTCGCCAATCACAAAAGAGATTTCTTTGGTAAAATTGGGTTTAACTAATTGCTCTTGAATAACGCATATACCACATGTCTATCTGAGATGCCACGAGAAGGGCAAAAATTTGACCATAGCGAGGTTTTTATGGCGTTTAGGTATAAAGATATGGCTAGGCGTGTTTTAGGCATAAATGATTGATGTTATCTGCTGGCAAAACTTCGTCTCTGACTGCGCAGGTAAGGCTAATAAAAAAAAGAGGGGCTGATACCCCTCTAATTGTTTTTTTGATTTACAAGGTTCTCAAACCAAAACTCTCAAATTGATGAAACTATCTTCTTGCAACCACCTTTTGAGTTTGCGGCCGTTTCTCTTAAGGTGAGATCTAAGTTCTTCGCCTCTTTTAGATTACTTAGCGAATATCCATTAAGCAGAGTGGATGTAAAATCCACCCTTGAAACATCACTGTCCGTAAATAGCGTGCTGCGAACTACCGTGTTACTAAACTTCGAATCCGATAAATCCGCATCAACAAACGTAGAGTTAACTAAAGTGGCATGTGATAAATTCGCAGATGAAAGTTTTGCGTTGTCAAACGAAGTTCCGTCAATATCTGCTTTAATGAGTTCTGCCCCAATCATGCTTGCGTTCTCAACGTTACAAGATTCAAGTCTTGTGTTTGTGAAATTGGCCCTATCGAGTTTTGCGTTCGTGAAATTGCATCCAACAAAAGTAATATCTCGCATATCCATATCAGTCATATCCGAATTAGAGAAGTCGCAGTTTATATATTTCTCAGTATAACATCCAATGTTTAACTCTCTAAGGTCGTGATTGCTAAAATCATATTCTGAAAGTGGGCCGCCATAGACGTATAACCTATTCATTGTGTCATTAAAATCATCTCTGGTTAGCTTTCTAAGTTTGCTCATTTCGTTCTCCTTTTTTGTTAATTCCATTATACCATTTTTGAAACAATTTTGAAACACTTTCGGGTGAATTTTCTTAATTTTTTTGCGGTTTTTATATTTTCAGGGTGGACTATCACAACAGAGATGCCCCAAATCGTCCAAAATTTGACCGTAGCGAGGTTTTTATAGCCAAATTGAGTATTTGTATGTATGCAAATAAAAAATCGCTTAAAACTAAAATTTCGAGCGAATGTTAAATATCGTTCAACCTAATTTTAAATAGTGCATAAAAAAAGAGGGGCTAATACCCCTCGTGAGCAGTGCCTAGCTACTCATCAGTAAGCGCTATTGACCATGCCAATCAACAGTGCTCCAGTACATCCTCCTGCAACATGGCAAGCGATTAGTTTGGTGGTGGCGAACCGCCAAGACAAACATAATGTTTTATCTCAAGATTATTATATCATATTCACCTTCGAAAAGCAATATCTTGGTAAAGTTATTCTCGTTCTGGCTTAGTTCGAATTGCAACAGCCGCTGTGCCAGTTAAGTCGATTGCGATTGGTGATACCTCTGGCTCTATGAATAAAACGTCAGTTCTGCAATCACGAAGTTTGGTTTTATCAAATTCACAGGACAACATTTCAACATCAATGAATAAGCTGTTTGAAATATCTACTTGCTTGAAGTTCGCATGATTAAATCTTGAACAGATAACCCTAGATGCAATCATGGTAGCACCACTAAGATTTGTGTGACCAAATTCGCAAAACTCAAAAACACAGCCATTTAGATTCGCATCCGACAAATCCGTTCTCGAAAAATCTACGTTCCAAAACTTCTTGCCAGATAAATCCTTCCCTCGCAGATCAAGATATTTCATGCTCAGGGTGTCGTCATATCCTCTCGCTCTTGTTAGCTTTTCGCATTCTCTGTCATCTGCAAGTGTCAATAGCTCATCTAGTTCTTTATCGCTTATCTTAAACACGCCTCATTTCTCCTTTCTTCGTTTTTATATAGATGATTTACAAAGTTCTCAAACAACATATCTCGTTTCCCCTTTGTTATTTATATTATATCATACTTCGTAATTATTTCCAAGAGGTTTGATTGTGTGGAAAACTTGCTTATATCAAAAATTAGTAAGTTCGGTATTGAATTTAAAAACAATATATGTTGTGATGTTGTAAAAATGTGATATAATTAAAATCAAATAAATAAGGAGATAATTTAAAGTATGGATAATCAGGAAATAATTAGTTCAAGCATAAATATAGACAGCGATATTGTGTCGTTGTCTTTAAAAAATTTTACCGCAAGCGAAATGGATATATTTCTTGCTATTTGCTATAGATGTCAAAAACAAGGTTCTGCGGAGACAAAGATTTCTATTGCTGAGCTTAGAAAGCTTACGAGGTATAGAAATGTGAGCAATAAGGATTTTATGGAAGCAGTAAGATCAATGGTAATAAAGCTACTTTCTTTAGACCCCAAGATTAAAAAGCCCAATACTATTTTTTCTTTATTTATTCCGTTTGTAGTCTTTAGATTTGACTTAAATGTAGGTATCGAAGTGAAATTAAATAATGAGTTTTTGTACTTGTTTGATGATTTTCTTAAAGACTACACAGTGTCGGATATAAAAGAAAGTGTGGCATTATCATCTTCGTATACAAAGTGTATCTACAGAGTGCTTCGATATTTAAAACGCAACAATCAACCAGCGTGGATTATTTCCCTTGAAGATTTTAGGGCTTTTATGGATCTGCCTAAAAGCTACAAAATAGGAAATATTGATCAAAGAGTGCTTAAACCAAGCATAAAAGAATTATCTAAGTTCTTTCCAAACCTTAAAGTGGAAAAAATATATTCTGCTACAGTAGGGAGAGGTAGACCGTCTGTATTGGGTCTAAAGTTTACTTTTGATAAGGTTTCCACTAGGCAAAATAAAAATAAGTAGGACTGCAAAACATACTATATACCCATAAGATTAGGCCAGCAAGCACATGTTGCTCTGGCTATTTTTTATGCCTAAAGTATATAAAAAAAGAGAGGCATTAGCCCCTCTGATTATTCAAGATTAGTAGTATTCGTCATAGTCGTTGTAGCCGTCATCATCCATATCGTAAGGATCTTCGCAATCGTCATCAATGCCATTGTTGTTTAGATCATTTTCATATAACGGTGGCTCTGGTGCTTGCGGATCGTCATACGGATTGTAGTATTCTTCCTCGTAAATCATAGTTTTTCTCCTTTCTTTGTTTTGGCAATTATATCATATAGCTCACGAAAATAAATACCATTACTGAGATTGTAAGAAAAAACCAAACCTTGATTGCGGCTAGTATTCCCTTTGCTAATTCAACCATTGTACCACCAGATGCCTTTCCAAACGCCTTTTCGCTATCTTCGTTTGCCGCTATGATTGCTAAAGCAACAATACCAGCAGTTCCCAACAAAATTATAGTTGACGTAGTTAAGGCAAATAATAATCGTGATATATCCAATTTAAGCTACCTCCTATTTGTTTTTTATATCACAGCTAGGGAACGAATCGAAATAAATGCCATTACTAAAAGTATCAAGAAAGACAAAGCTTTGGCTATAGCTAATAATGTCTTTACCATTGCAGCATCAAATTCAATTACTGAGTTATCGCTTTTTGCTGTTTCCCATAAGCCGATAAATAAAACAATACCCCACAAGATTACATCTGTGATGACCAAACAGAATAATATTTGCATCATATCCATTTTAGACACCCCTTGTTATTCTTTTAGACCCTCTGGCCACATCTTTGTTACTTCGCATTTATTCATAAATTGTATTTGATTGGTGGTTACAACCATACCTGTGTGGTCGCAATTCTCTATCATTAAATTCTCTATCATTAAAGAAATGATAGGCCCTTTAAGCACTATGCGTTTAGCTGACAATTTTGTAAGATCAGATTCCTTAAATTCGGCTTCGTTAAACTGGGCTTCGTCAAAGACTGCCTCGCTCATATTGCACCTGACAAACATAGTCTTTTCTAGTTTCGCTCTCCCGAAGTCAGCGCATTTAAGACTACATCCTGATGCAAACACATTATTTAGATATGCAAAGCAAAACTTCACATAGTCCATATCGCAGTTTATGAAGTTTACGCTAGACAAGCTGCATTCATTAAATACAGTTGCCATCGGAGAGAATTCGCAGTCAACAAATTTACAGCCTACCATTTCTGTTTCAAGGAAATTCGCCGACATCATCTGACAGTTTGTAAACGTGCAAGCATGAAAGAATGAATCTCTAATATGAGCGCCCGTAAAGCAAACATTGTTAAAATCAACCCCATAAAAGCTTGATCTGTTAAAATCCTCAAACCTTAGATCCATATTACTTATATCAAGATTGCTTATATCAAGACGACCATTAACCCTCTGCTTACTATAAGGGTCTTTTGCAATCTCTAGCAACTTTTTCGTTTTTCTCTCGCTGTTTAATGTCATTATTTAACCTCGCTTTCTTTATTTTATTATATCATATTTGCTCGCTGTTTCCAATAGTCGTGATTGGAAATAAACAGCTTGCGTTATTTTCGCATATGAATAATTTGGGCGATACGGTTTTGCTGATACATAAAATACTCATCTGCGAAAATCATAGTCATTCTTCCCAAAACTTGACAAAATGAAGAGGCGTGATATACTGTTCGTGAATAAATCTACAGCTTTAAGATCAAATATTCTTTGTCCTAATACTAGAGAATACTTATTTGTATCGAAATAGCTTGCGAAAGTCACTCAGCCTGATGGTTGGGTGATTTTCTTTTTGTTTAGAATTTTTATAAAAATGCCCTAAAGGTGTTTCAAAATTGTTTCAAAAATGGTATAATATTATATAGAAAAAGTAAATCAAAGAAAGGAAACAATATGAGAACCGAAGAATTAAAAGAGATATATGAGGCCTTACTCAAAGAGACATCAAACCTTGATGTGCTTGCAAACATAGATTTGTGGAGGGAGAGAATTTTAGAGGCAGGTCATTTAAGATCTATGATTGGTGTTAGCGAAGCGATAGATAAACTAGAGAATTGCTTAATCGAAAAGGAAAAAGTTCTCTCAAGGAGCGAGGTTTTTCAATTACAAAACACAATAAATAAACTAAATTCTGAGTTAAAAGAATTAAAGAATACAGACGTGTTTGATAGGGTAGTAAATAGATTGAGCGAGGCGTCCAAAGATGACGAACCGCCAATCAAGCTGAGGAAGATAACTCAGGAAGAGGTTGACAAGATGCTTGATGATGCCAATCGCATAAAAATGGGTGATGCCACTCATCTAAAGAATGTAGATCTTCGTGGATATGATTTAAGAGGTGTTAGTTTCAGAGGAAGAGAGCTTAACAGGGTTTTGTTTGATAACTCTTGCTTGAACAACGCAGATTTTATCAGGGCAAAGATAACAGGGTGTAGCTTCGCAGCGGCGATAATGAATGAAGTATGCTTCCGTGCAGCAGATATTCGAAACTGTTCTTTCTGTAATGCTAGGATGAAAGGCCTTGATGCTATTATGTCTAAGATATACCTCTCGTCATTTGAGGGTGCTAATTTAGAAGATGCAGAATTTATGTCATCAAGCATAAATAACTCTGTGTTTGATGATGCTAAAATGAGAGCCGCAAAAGTAAATCTTGCAACCATAGGTGATTGCTCATTCGTTGATTGTGATCTGTTTGTCGTTGACTTTTCTGAGGCATTTCTAAACAACAGAAGCATAGAACTAATAAGAAAGGCTCGCATTTTCAACTTAGATAATTTAATAAGATAAACAATTCAGCTCTCGAAAGAGGGCTGTTTTTTTGATTGGATGTGGCAATAGGGTTATCTCAAATGGTGTACTATAACCGCCAGTGTTCCAGAGCCACAAAGCAAATTCGCAAACGAGAAAAATATGTTCTAGGTAAATTATTCATCTGCGAAAATTGACAATATATTTTGCTCCGACAATTTGTCGTTTTTAATCAGCACCTTACCCAATCAATCTATATAAAAAACAGCCCACATAGGGCTGCTAATTCATTTAGGCAATCACTAATCAAAGAATGGCACATCTTCTGGAAACATATCCATTTCTGTTTTAGATTCTGGTGTTTGGTCTAAACACTGATCTTCTTCAAGATCTTTTTCTTTATCAATTTCAAGTGGTTTATATTTGTTTACGTTTTTAGGCTTGTCATAAGTAAATATATATCCACCAAGCTTTGTTCGTCCTCTACCTTTTGGTTTTTCGTAGTATTTTTCAACCTTGAGGTTTGGAAAAAATTTTTGATTGTCATCTATAACGACCGAAAGGATATTTGCGTCTATATGACAACTCCTGTAGGTGTTTGGTATATCTAAATACTCCCTAAATTCACCATATGAAACTTTCCAAAATGGCTTTTCTTTATTGCGGAATTGCCTGAGCCTTTTGTAAACAGCCTTAGAATAAATTGATTTGAGGGAGGCGTGTTCAAACAACTCCATTGACGTATAGTTTTTTTCGAAGTCGTTTAGCAAATATGTAAATATTTGGCTTACCGCAACATCAAGATATTCATTATCTTTATCAATAACATATCCAGAAAATAAAACAAATTCTGCGTGGATTTTTTTGTTGTCAATCACGAATAGTAGCTTTCCAAGCTTGTTATTAATTTCTAACAGTCTCTCATAAAATTGCTCATTGTCCTTTGATGAAAAATAAGACAGCTTTTTTAGTTCATCAAATGTGATTCTTGCAACATCAGTTCCGTTTCTTTGACAGCGATAGCAAATTCCCATAAGTATATCAAGTTCGTTTGCTGACAACCCTTTTAGCGGGAAATTGACTAGATCGTTATTCCAGTTAACTATTTCTCTTTTAGTTTCTTTCACTTCCAT